TTTCATAACGAATCGCTGCTGCAAACGACGGCAAAGTATCTTTGCCTGACACCTTGCATCAACCGTGGAACCATCACCACCCACCCATTTAGCGGTGCAAATTGCGACTCTTTCACCGTCCTTCACACAAAAACCTGCTATTTCCACCCGCCTAACAATCCTGCCTCGTTTAATTAATTCCCAAGTCTGTCCTTTCATCACACGTTGGATGAGGCTTACTGGCTGTGGTTTATCGGTGATACTTTTGGGTCTACTCATATTAATTCTCCTAACATATCGTGCATTATTGTATACAACTCATCATCAAAAAGGGCAATCGTCCTCAAAGTTTTGTGGTGGTTGATTCTGTGGAGCTGGAGCTGCGGCCTGTTGTGGTGGCCGTGATTGAGCGTATCCACCCTGTTGTGGTGGTCTTGACTGTTGATAGCCTCCTTGCGCTTTAGGAGCTTGCTGTTGCGTCCTTGGAGCTTGGTTGGCTGGTTCATAATGAGGCTCAGTCTTAGGTGCTCCTTGGCCTTGCGCTGGTGCTTGTGTGGCTCCACCTGTAGCTGAACCGAGGAACACCATATCCTTGACTATGAACTCTGTGGTGTAATGCTTTGTTCCATCCTGTTCCCAGCTACGAGTTTGCATTTCAGTTTCAACATAAAGCTGAGTGCCTTTCTTGCAATATTGCATGATTAGTTCAGCCTTTTTTTCCCAAGCTATGCACCTAACGAACTCAGCCTTCTGTTGCTTTTGCCCGTTTGCATCCGTCCATGTTTTATTTACTCCCAAGCTAAATGAGCAAGTTTGCTTACCAGCCTGAGTCATGCGCCCTTCTGCATCCGCTGTCATATTGCCAATAAACTCACACTTATTTAATCCAGCCATAAATTACTCCTTTTGTAATATGGTTTTCTCACTATATTTTGCTGATCCAATAACCAAGTAACATTGCAACAGCACTCAAATAAATCACTACACAAACAAATTTAATTATCATTGACAAAGTTAGCATGGGTTCTCCGGTGTATTTCCTTGCATGTTTGGCACTAAATTAGGATCACTTCCGTCATCATTTGGGTACGTTGAAGTAAATTGCATCTGGCTTGTGTAGTCGAATATCCTGTTGGCAATCATGAACACATTATCGACATCTCTGGCTGTATCATTTGTTTGTAGGCCATTTGCGATGATGATGCTTGCACCCATACCAACACATTGCTGGTATTTGAGGGCAAGTAGTCTAAGTGGTTCAGGAGTAAGTGCCAGCATGTCAACCAAATCCTGTTTGGTTGCGCTGAGGAGTTTTCCGAACTCTGGAGCCGGGGGATTTGCTTTGTTAGCCATTATTAAGCTCGCTATATTTTTCAGCAACCTTATCAGTTAAGCTTTTTCTCATGTAAACGTACATATCAATCGCTGCTTCAACGTCAGCGACATCAGCACCACTTTTGATAAAAGCTACAACGCTTTCTTCTTCCTTGAACAGTTGCTTGTACAAGTCGGGGAAATATTGCTTTGCGACCACATCCCAAGGTGTTTTTTGACCACCGAGCATCTGGATGTGATATTCACGGATGCGCTTGCACATGTCATCGTATAACTCAATGATCCTAGCTTTTCGTTTGTCGTCGTACATTATGTCGTTCTCCTGTCGTATTGGAATGAAAGTATCATTGAAGTTGTGCCTAAGCAAGTTCTACGTCGATTATTTTGTCGTCCTCAAGTTGCGTTGGAGGTAGCGAGGTAAGTATATCCTTTAAAATTTTGATAGCATTGAAAATATGCTGGTCTATATCACCAACTGTTCCACACTGAGCTGTCCTTAATTCCACTATCGCTTGAGTTATTGCTGTTTTCATCGTCGTTCTCCTAAAGTTGTTTAATCATTACCGCCTATTTAATCATTCCAGCCTTTTGACGAGCACCAAACTCGTTATAGTAATACATTATCTCTTCAAAGCTAAACACCTCCTCCCAGTTGCATAATGGTACAAATATGTATCGCTGGTGTGACGCTTGAACATTCCTCTCATCGTCCAGCATGTATCCTCGAAGCTTCACTGAATCAATCGTACAACAAAATCTCCTCGTTCTCGTTTGCATATCAACTTCAATACACACCACTTTAATCGTCGGTACTGCTCCCAATATTTCACTCGGTATCGACAATGTAAAACTATCCTTCTGTGTCGAAAATATCCTTTTTTGAAGGAATAATATTTCACGATCAATATTAAAACTGCCAATATAAATCGCCCTGTTTTCAGGCTGGCGTATCAATCTAATCAAATTCGTTTTCTCTATCCTGAAATGTGACTCGCCATAGCTGGCTGGTACAATCATATCCTGCATAAAATGCTCCTTACTTTTCATTTTCTTGTGTTGAATAAACTTTTTGTTTCATTCATCGTTTTTATGCGTTCCATATGGCCTACATCAACCTCAATAGCTGTTTCTGTCTCTTTATCAAATCTATAATGCACACACTTACGCTTATTCATCCCTGCACCACTTACAAACGCTCCCATCTTGCGGTTTTTACGCACTGTAAACTTCATATAATCACCACTTGGGTCGATGACGTAGATATTATCCGCATCTTGTGATAACTTCACCGAACCAAACAAATCATTTTCAGTCATTTCCTTACCAACGTCATACTTTTTCGGATGAGCGAGTAATGTTACTGCCACATGCTTATCTCGCTTAAAATCACGCAATAAATCAATCACTTTATTTTGAATATCGAACTTCTCATTACCCATAATGCTACCGATCATGAACTGTAAATTGTCGATGATGATGTGACGGACATCGAAAACTTCAACTGCATAATCCATAGCGTCGATCACGTCTTCCATTTTTGTAGCTGAGTGGAATTTCATAAACCAAAGCGGTAGCTGTTCGAGTTTATCAAAGGTTTTATCGAAGTCTGATTGATCCTTGGTGAAGTTTTTTTTGCCAACTTGGTTGAGCATTTTTGATATTAGGTCTTCGTTTGGAATTTCAAAGGAACCCCATAGGGTGGCAACGCCTTGCTTGGCTAAGTCCATGCTCTGTTGTGAAATCAAAGTTGTTTTTCCAGATCCGGTTGGACCGGAAATGACGTTGAGTTCGCCCATGCGTAGTCCACCGATATGTTTTGTGAACTCTGGCATTGAGGTGATGGGTACACCGAGGTATGCGTTTTTGTCGGTTAGGTTGGCAAGGATGATTTCTTTGTAGCTTGATGCAGTTACGATAGCATCGTGCTCGAACTGGGTGTCAGCGAGGAGGAAATTAGCCAAATCGTGGCCAGCCATTAAAGCATCGTTTGCGTCTTTGATATTTTCGCCTAATTGATGCCAGTCAATGTAGGTGCATTTTTTGATACCGAGTTTTTCAGCGAGTCTAGTTCTGCAATCGAGTCCTGCTGCATCGGAGTCAACGGCGATGATTACCCGTTTGAATTTCTGGAGGTAAGCGATTGTTGGGGCTGGGAAGGAACGTGAGCCGTTTGGGAGTGACACGACTGGGAAGCCAGTTTCTTGGAAAATAGTCATAGCGTCAATTTCGCCTTCGGTGACAAAAACTTCCTCAACGGTATCGGGCACGAGGTGGCATCCAAATGGGATGAGTTCTGCTCCTGCTGGTTCGATACGCATGTTGTGTTTTTTTTCAAGTGATCGTTGTTTAACGAATGAACATTCGGTGTCACTGAGCATGAATGGAAAGCTCATTGATTTCTCTATACGCCATGAGGCATCGTCCTGCTGATAGTTTGTATCAGCTTGGCCGATTTTGTATTGGAGCATTGTAGTAGTTTTAATCTTTCTGCTGGTTAAACAATCCCTGACATCGGAGTTAAAAGGCAAGGCATCGGTAAATTCTTGGAACACAGTATTTCGAGCATATTTCCTTGTTTTGATTGCACCAATGGAAACGTTATTATCTCCGTAGTATGCTTTGAGGTCGTACCATGATCCTTGCCAGTTACAGCGATGGCATTTAAAAGCACCGCCATCCTTAGCGATGTACAGTCTGTATTGGTTTGGTCGTTGGTCAGCGTGTTGAGTTGTTGCGTGGCAGTTAGGGCAATCCTTGCACTCTAGCTGATTGAATTTATCATTGAACACTATGTTTTTACTGCGTAGGTAGGCAGTAATTTCGGGTAGTTCAATTTTTCTGAAAGGTTTTGCGGTCATAAAATATTCCTTCGTTCACTGATCGTTCGCTGGTAACATGTGAGTTAAATAATATTCAACTCGATTTTTAGTTCTTGTATCATTTGCTTAGTGGAATCAATATCCTCGAACACAGGGCCGATGTCAATCGGGTTGTTGGTATTTTTCGCATCGAAATCAACGAGTATGCTTCTGTAGTGTTTCGGACACGACAAAATGCTATCCATAGTGGGTACATGCCAGTTCATTGCTTTTTGATTACCCAGTTTTCTCATTTCAACGAATTTAAGTTGGCAAAAATATAGTATTCTAGCGAAATATTTAGCATTTTGCATAAGGGTTATTTTAGGATTTAGTTGTCGTTGGATGAGTTTGCAGGTTTTTATCCATTCATTCTGTGGAGGTTTTACATATGGGAATCCTTCAATTCCTTCGCATAAAATGTGTCCAAAGTCGATGAGGAGTCCAAACACTTCGAGTTGTTCTTTGGTGAGTTTAGGAGTCCTTGCTGGTTTGGTAACGGGTTCAGGTTCAACGGTAACAGGCTGGGGAGTTTCGACGATAGGAGCAGGTTCTTCGATAACAGGTTCAGGGTTTGCAGCGAGGTATGCTTGCCTGTTGGCTATGAGTTTTGCTTTTAGGTCATCCCTGAATTTATTTGGCTGGCGGCTGTACTCATACATTCGGTCTGCTTCGTTTGGCGACCATGTTTGCTCGTTCCATCCGTAGTGAAGTTTGATGAGTAGTTCAATGTGCTGGTTATTGAGTAAGTCCTTAGTCTCATTGTCCATGTCATTGTTATTATCAAGGTCGTTTTCATCCATATAGCTAATTGCTTCGTTCAGGATTGCTCTCTCAGCCTTGATGTCATCGTACTTCCGTTTGTCCAGCCTTCCATCGGGTAGGAGCTTCTGAGTGAATTTGGATTTAGCCTCAGCCAGTCGGCGAACCCGGATTTGTTCGTAAGTCTCGGTTGGTTGAATCACAGTATCCAGCAAAACGGGCGAAGCCTCTGTGATCGAGGAGCTGTGCGACTCGACCGAATCCTGAGTGTGCGAAGGATCGGAATCCGAAGTGTTGGAGGCTGGTGAAATTTCGGGAGTGAGTATTTTACTTTTTTTTATTTCCTTTTTATTTTTACTTATTTCATACTTATTTGTAATGGTCGTCCCTATAGGGCAGTTAGTGGTGTCGCATAGGACACCATCTGTGTCGCATAGGGCAGGATATTGTGCCGTATGGGGCACCATCTGTGCCGTATGGGGCATATGAGCAAGTGCCGCAGGAGGCAGTTTATCGTCATTTACTATGCCCTCTATGGCAGGGTCATCTGCCCTATGGGACACTTTCTCATTGGCATGGATATCTGCCCTATGGGGCATATGAGCTGTTTCATCACCCTCATTTTCGTCCTCATCCTCCCCAGCTCTTAGTAGTACCTCGTTATCAAAATGCTCCTCCTCATTCGCAATGGCATACCACAAGGTTCTGTCCTTGTTTAATTTGTTATATTTGTTTTTCAGGATCGTTCCGCTTTGCACCAAATTTTCGAGGGCAATACGCACCTGCTTTTCGCTCAGTATTAGGTCTTCTGAAAACCTACGGTATGAGTGCCACATCCAAGTATGTTTGTTGCGCCTCTGCTTCCCTGCGTTCATATTACCAGTAACCCACATGCGGATAGTGTTCAGGATAATAGCCTCGTGAATACCGTGTTTTTTGGCATCTCTTCGGTAGTAACCTATAAATCCATATTCAGGGTCGGATTTTGCTTTATCCTTATTCTTCATCTATTTCCTACTCCCAAATAAACTTTTTGTTTCAGCCATCGTTTTGGTTATTTGTTTAGGAGCAGCAAGTCTTATTTGAAAATCAACTAAACCTAATTCGTTCAATTCTGTCACAACATTAGTAAAAAATATTATTTGTTCTCCATGACTAAAACTTGGAAAACAATGATTCATTATATTATCCGATGAAGGCCAAGGATCAGGCTGTTCTTTTTCCAATTTCGCTAGATGGATATACAAAACTTTTGCTTGCCAACTTACACTAGGACTATCAATTATACTGGATATGCTTAACATAATATTCATTCTCCTAACTTGATTATTGTGAATGTCGATACCTGACCGAAATACTTACTGGTCGTAATTAAACCAGCTATTTCCAACTCCTTCATGGCTCTCATTGCGGTATTCCTTCGACTATCCTTGTGCTTTAAATAGTTGTAACAATGGTCGCCAGCCTTTTGCTGGGAGCCGTAAACATTAACCCCTTGCGCCGCTAGTCTGGCAAGGTGGATGTACAACCTGAACGCTTCAATACTCAATGGCATTGATTCAATTTGAATAGGTATTACAAAGTTGGCGCAACTATCTTTGCTCATAACTGGTTCCCCTGACGTAAAAATTATTATTGAAATAATGGTATATCAGGAGCACCGAGGGATTGTCAAGTCGCTGTGTTCGATTATTTTCTTGAGGCGAGTTTAGCTTGGAGCTTGAGGATTTTTTGCTTGAACATCCAGTTGGAGTCCAAACGTATGTCTGCATTAAATTCATCCATGCACTCAAGCTGTAGGAGCATGATTTTGACATCGGCTATTTCAGCCGCTACGTCGCAAGCTGGAACCTTCCAGTCTAAGTAGTGGGTGAGCGCAAGGGCAAGCTCAAGGCACTCCTCAATCGCCTTCCTAAGCTGGCACTCTCGGCCAAAGGTGTCGATGGCTTGCTTGGCTATTTCCTTGAACTCAGGGCTGGGTGTGAAGTTTTGCATAAGGCTCCTTCTGTGGTAAATTCAAGCTGGTGAAATGAGTCCGACTATATGCCCGTTCCTTGATAGGTTCGGGTTTTTTGTTGCCTATTCAACGTCTATAATCTGACCTTGTTCTACAAAACCACGGAATCCACAGATACATCCATCGTGATGATATTTTTCGCTTTTGTTGGCTTATTTTTTTTAGGTTCAACCTTTTCTTTTTTCTTTTTCCTACACCTATCTGAAAAATCCAAATCCATACCGCTCATCATTACACTTGATGCTAACAAACTCATGGCAAGCATTCTTGCTCGTCTACCGTTGTCGCTCATCACACTCTCCCCTTAAATTCTTTGCGTGTTTTGCCATCCAAAAAGTTAGGCGGAAAGCCTACCAAGTCAGGCATGACCTGATGACCCCCAACCCACTCTGACGCTTGCTTGAGCTTGATTTCAACCTCCTGTACTCCTCGTGCCAATAACGCAACACCACCTGCTTGCCAAAAATTGTAAAGGAACAGGAGTTGTTCTGGTGACGCTCGACCTGTCGCTGACTTCACCTCAATAGCCAGTGGGCGACCTCGAAATATTCCCATGATGTCTGACACGCCCTTGATGTGATACTTGTTGCTCGGCCTTCGATAAACTCCCTTCTGCTGGTCGAATATCCCGACTGACTGGTTTTTCCACGCAAATGAATCAGCTCGATAACTCAGGTATTCGAGGATTGCGTTTTCAATCTCTTTCTCAGTTTGGTGTGGTATCATTTTTACTCATCCTCATCATGGATTTTACAAATAACCTAGCCTGTGCATTTATTATATCTTGCTTAAACTTTTTATATTTACCACGAAGGTTTTTGTTTATTTTTTCAGCCTTGTTCATTTGTAGGTACATTTTTATCAGACTATAAAGGATACTTTGCTGGTGATTAAGGGCTTTTGCTCGATATAATGATTGTCTGGTGATTCCAAGTACCTCGGCCAGCTTTGACATATTACCTGCCCACAAAACTGCCTCATCAATAGCGTCCGAAATATTATCCGCTTCTTTCATATATAACTCCATGTGCTGTGTAACTATTTTTTACACTCGCACAATAGCATATTTTGAAGTTATGGCAATATTTCAGCGTCGATAATTTCCGCCATCATCGCATCCTGAAACCCGTCATCCAGAACCGAACGAATTTGCTTGATGCGGTTAATTTCATCGTTCAACTGTTCAGGCGACAAGCTGGAAAGCTGATTGGCATACTGCTTGATGAACAGAGAGTTGCTTTGATCCATGTTCCCGAACTGGTTTATCTGGATGTTAATATCCTTGTTGCCATCAGTCATGCGGCGCATTACCTCGGCCAATCCTGCCAGTGCTCCAACATCGGGAACCATAGCCAGCGTCCTCGTTTTGCCTGTTGTTGGGTCTTTCTCAACCGACGTTACCTGTCCGGTGGTGTAATACTGGGTGACTGCTCGACTGTGAAGTTTCATCGCTTGGAAAATCATTTTCTGAGCTTCAAGGTTTCGCACTGTCGTGACCATTTTAATTTCATCGTCAATATAATCCCAGCGTCGATGAATACTTGACTTGCGCTCCGACTTCCAATCCTCCTCCAATGCCACCTTGCGAACATCAGACTCCGTAATCCCCATTAAAGGATTGCCAGCCTTGTCGATAATCCCAAACTCTCGCATCACACCATCAATGGTAGGTGAGTCGGATATTGGCGCACTAATAAACCTGTCACGAACCTTTGCTATTTTTTGATCTCTCTCGCTTAATATACTTGGATCACGAACAACTAAATCGCTAGTTACCGAATGACTACCTACTTTTGTCGTTATCAAATTATCTAACGCTCTGGCCTTAGCTTGTGCTGTTGTGATGTCAACATGTTTTGTGACTGTTTTATCACCTACAGTCAAATTAAAGGTCAAATTAGATGCTCGTTCCTTTTCTCTCACAATCAATGCTTCATAATAAACACGAGTTGAATTGCTACAATCAGGGTATATTTCCAAATAAAGCTGGCCGATGTTCGCCATCCCTGCGTTTTTGCGTAACCATAAAGCCTTGCGCTTTAATGACATTGCCATTTCAGAAAGCGATATTATCCTGTCCTTTTGCTCAGGCTTTTTAAACCAACTCTTCAAATCCATCAGGGCTGCTTGCTGGCGAATGTACCAAAGTTTTTTGTTCATATCGTCCATTTGTTGCTTGTTGCGGTGCTTGCCTTCCCTTACCTCTCCTTTTTTCGGCCTACCATTGGGATTGCCTGTGGGCTTTGAACCACCCTTGTTTTTGGCCTTGGCTTTAACTTTTTCTTTTTTTGTCATAATCTTCATTCTCCTATCGTTAATCATTGTAAGGGAGTCAGTTTGTGAATTTACCAATTTTTGTCATCGTTGTGAATGGGTTGCTACTTTTGATGCTTGCTTACGAAATATCCAAGCTCAAGAAAGCACTAAAACTTGAAATCAAAAATCGCATATATAATGTGAATCTCTTAAAAAATATGTTGTGGCAATTAAAGGGCGCAATGATGAGCCACGAGGACAAAATTTCGTTTTGCGTGGACTCGGTTACGATTCTTCTGGCCGAAACTCAACCGAAGGAACCTGTGAGCGAGGATCCTGTGGAGTGAACTAATCTTCCTTTTCCTGCTGGTCACCGAAGCCTGTAGTTGTTTCAAAATGTTCGATAACTTGTATTACAGCCTCTTCATTAGTACACCCTGAATTTACCAATCTTAGCTGCCCAATTATTTTCCTGAACTTCTCTCTTTGTAATTCACTGAAAAATAATGTTACTGGCGTTGCGGTTGGATGATTATTTTCAACATCTATATCGCCAAGGTCATAAGCACCATTATTTTCTTCTGGTGCATCCATAACTAGCAAATCATGTAAACTATTATCCTGCTCCTCAAACCATTTGTCGCCTGATGAGTAAATTGAATCCAAGATTGAATGGATATCAGTATCAGACGTGGCCCCCTTGATCTGGTTACTCTCAAGAGTTAAAAACTTAGCTAATGATTCAGCCATTGGTGGCAAAATAACCACCGGGATTCTCTGATAGCCAATTTCCTTGGAACAAATGAAGCGGTGGAACCCGTCAATAATGGTAAACTTCATGTCTGGATTAGAAATAAGCTCGTCAATATAATCAAGTGGGTGGATTTTCCCTTCCTCAAATGGAACCATATCTGGATCAGGTCGCACTAAAATAGGTATAGTAAAACCAATGTTGGGATTGCTCATGTTGGCTTTCAATGCCGCCATGTATTGCGATCCCATTTTGTTTTTATTATAAGAGTTAGGAATAATCCTGTTTATATCCAGCAACAACGATTTCCTTAAATCTACAATCTTCTGTAAGGAACTGCTGTCGATTTTTGCCACATCTGTTTTTGCGGTTTTTCTTGCCATCTAAATATCCTCGTCCTAGGTTAAAATTTTTGCTATTGACTTTTTACGTTATATCACATAACTGATTCCTTGCCGTTTCTTCTTCGATCGAAGCTTGCGGTAAAACGCAAGGAAGGACAAACGGCATGATTACCTACCGCTATCGTATCAAAGATTCAACAGACATAAAATTCCTCAAATCAATCGCTGGAAAAGTAAACCATGCTTGGAATACTACACAACATATTCGTTTAGAAAATTTGGAAAACAACAAAAAGCTTCTTACACGGTTTCAGCTTCAAAAGATTGTTTATGTTGATGGATTGCATAGTCAAGTAACTCAAGTTGTTATTCAGCAGTATGTTCAAAAATGTGTCCAATTCAAGAAAGCAAAACTTCGATGGCGCACAGGCAAGCGTAACCTTGGGTGGATACCTTGCACCAATCAGAATGTGAAGTTTGATAAGTACACTGGTGATTTTAAGTTCATGAAACGCAAATTTCGCATATGGTACTCACGTCCTATTAGCGGTAAAATCATGACAGCTTCAATGAACGAGGACTCCAGAGGTCGTTGGTATATCAATATCGTTTGTGAAACCACTGTAACCAAGCCTCACGGTGAACGTGAAATAGGTATCGACTTAGGTTGTAAAGACCAGATTGTTTGCTCCGATGAAGTTAAATACTCACGGGAAAACCTGACTAAGGAATTTGCACCAAAGCTTGCAATGGCGCAGCGAGCCAAGAAAAAGAAGTTGGTTAAAACGATACATGCCAAGATTAAAAACAAGAGATTAGATTGGAACCACAAAACAACTACTGAAATATGCAGGACAAGTAAACTTGTAGTTGTTGGGGATATAGGTTCAAAAGGATTATGCAAAACAAGAATGGCGAAGTCGTTATACGATGCAAGCCATGCTCAAATAAAAACTATGCTGTCATACAAAGGCATTAGCCACGGCGTAGTTGTGAAAATAGTTTCTGAGAAGTTCTCTACTGTTACATGTTCATCTTGTTATAAAAGAACAGGGCCGAGCGGAATTAAACAGCTAGGGGTTAGACAGTGGAGTTGTTCAGAATGTGGTGCAAACCATGACCGAGATGTTAATGCAGCTCGAAACATACTACTGTCGGCTAAGGATATTTAGCTCCAATTAAGGGAATCTCCACGAGGAGAGGATGTCAAGCATCAAGGGTATTGTACGAAAAAACCCCCAAGAAGTTGTCTTGGAGGTGCGTAGCTGTTTCGCTTCTTTTGGAGTGTTAGCGAAAGCTTATGCTTTTTTCTTAACTGCTGCAATCCCTCTGCGAGCACCAGCACCCGATTTAACGGATACTTTGTTTGCTTTTGGAAAGCGGCCAGTGCCTACGGATTTTGGAGTCTCGTAGCCTTCCATTTTTTTCTTACCAGCAGCAATCTTTGCTCTGCGCTTAGATTGAATAGCTTCGTGGATGCCAGCTACTTTAAATTTGCCCTTGTATCCCTCAAGTCTCTTGCCAGTTACAGTTGAACGCAATACGGATTTAGTACCTTTTGCGGTCTGTTCTCCCGGATTAGCCATAACTTATTCCTCCTCATCCCAGTTAATACCAATAAACTCATGGTCATCAACAGCGACGTATCCATGAGAACGATGCTTAGGGTCAGCGGTAAAGCAGTAAACTAAGTCGCCTTCTGCTTCATCAAGTACAGGCTCCAACTCGCCGTTTTTGCCCGATGCTTCCAATAGCATCTTTACTTCAGGATAATAGTTTATGAAGTTGTTGTAAAGGTGAGGATTATTATACAGGAAGCGAACTACGTTACGGATACTGTTTTCTTTTCCAAGCGTATCACGAACATTTTTGAAAGTGTCATTTGAATACCACAGCACTCCGGCAAATTCTGAGATGCTTACAACCGATGTCCAAATGTCGCTGGCGAAGTCTTTGTAAAAATTATCTACGTCCTCCCATGTTACCATGTACATGCCTTGATTTTCTTTCCACATTCCATACATAAACTCTGCGAACCAATGAGCATCAATCGGCCAAGTTGGGATACGAGCACCATTTCCACCATAATAGTCGTCTGGAAGCTTTGTTTGATGATATAACTTGATCCCATTAGCATCAGCCAATTTTTGCATTATCATGCAGTCTTCGTAAAATTCAGCCCATTGATTACAGCGATCCTTGTAACCTGCGATACCACCCTTTAATTCCTGTTTCTGCTTTGGTGTGAAGTGCAAGTTGTCGGTATAAACACCTGTACAGCCAATTTCCTTTGCCGTTTTGAAATAGGTTTTAAGGTCAGGTTGCCATTCTGCAACATAAGGATTCATCGCCATAGTGACTTTTACACCAGCCTTGGTTAGCTCCTGTATTCGCCTGATTCTTTCGCTTGGAAGTATTTTGCCACATTCATATTTCTTGGCTGTTTCATCGTTCAGTGTTGATATGCTTATGTACACATTAAATATGTCTTTGCCGTCGATGATGAGCTGTTTTACTATTTCGTTTGGATAAACCTCTTTCGTTTGGATAAACAACGGCTGCTTGTATTCCAAGCATGTTTTTAGGATGCGTTCGCCCAGCTTATACTTTGACTCTGATTCAGGCATAAATGGATCGACGTTGTTACTGAACACCATGCCATATCTGTGATGTAAACACAGCTCGATTAAGTTGTGCGGATTGTATCCGGGACTGTGCGCCTTCTGAATCTTTTTAATCACGGCATCGGTCGGATCGTCGATGCTACCGATCATATCCTTGTTTGCTTTCTTGTTAAGCGTAGCAAAGCAAAAACCGCATCCTTGCAAGCACATTTTCGTGATGGATAGCTCTAGGGGAAATGGGTGATTGAACAACGTGCCAAACATCTTTAGTGGCCCTGAGCTGAAAGTTACCTTGGGTGGCTGGTCGCCTTTTTTCGGTTTTACGTCTGGTTGAATTGCGAATGCTTTTTCCTGACAAGCATCCCACTCTGGGGTTCCGACTTGATCGCCTTTGCACTTCGATGGTCTTGGGATTGGTTTCGCCTTGGATACTGGTTTTTTGACTACCATAAAAACTCCTCGTTCTGGAATAACTAACACTAAACTCATCCCCACAACTGTAGGGAAATGAAAACTCCTCGTTCTGGAATAACTAACATTGCGGTTCATTCCCACAAATGCAGGAAAGCATCCAGCTCAAATGTTATAACTTATTTTTTTAATTTTTGAATGTCTGTGGTTTTGAGGCTGGTTTATTTGTTGCGGTAAAAATGCCGGAAAATTTCAACAGCATCATTTGCTCCATACGTTTGCTTGAGGTAGTACAATAAATCATCAAAATTCTTTGTTCTTAGTTTTTTCATTTGTTCGACTAGCTGGCTGAAATTCCATTGATGTAGCTATCATAAATTTCGTCAAACTTATCTGACATGGTTTTTCCTTAAAAAAAAGCCAGTTTTTGAGGCTGGCTTGCTATCCGGGATTTACTCCACTGGCTCAACCACTGGCTCAACCACTGGCTCAAGTTTTTTTATTTCTGACAAAATATCCCTACCGAAATAACATAGCTGGTAATAATCATCCTGATTAAAAACAAAATCAGGCTGGCTTGATATTTCTGATAATTCGCTTTTTACAACGTCGCTTATTTTAAAAAGTATGCGCCTTTGCAACTCTACATTTGAACTATTGAAGCCAATATACATAAATACTCCTATTTAAAAAAAATGGTGAGCCAGCTCTAAGCTAACTAGCACTAATAACACTACGATCAAAAATTTTTGAAGTATATCAAGTTTTGAGTCATTCACTAGCTGGTAACCCATCCGCCGGATATCGCTTGCCGCCTATCGTGTAGGCTACGGGCTTGCTGGCTTGCTGGCTTGCCGCTACTGGCAATACAAGGCTATCAATCAAGCGTACCAGTGCTTTTTGGTTAGGCTTGCTTGCTATCCAATCGAAATAGCTGGCACTGTCGTTTTGAAATAATTTGCACAAAATAACTTCCAACAATTCGCTTTTGATACTAACTCGTACAGGTTTTGACTCGGTTTTGGCTTGTGCTATTCGCTCAATCATGGGATAGCCTCAATCCAGCTACAATTTGGTGCAGGCATTATTTCGGACAAATCTTTTGTCCTAGTGATGATATAAGGTGCAATTTCAGCAAGGCTGACATAGCCTAACTCGTTTTCAAACCCGATAACATAGGCAAATATCATGTCTGTGGTACAGGAATCACCTTTTTTCGGCTTAATGACATAATATTCCCACATATTTTTGAGCATGATATGTTCAATGACTGTGACGGGTATTTTTGTGAACGGTAAGGTCATTTTTCGACTAGTCATTTTATTTGTCCTCGACTAGCTGGGTTTCATCCGCTGGGTTTTCAGGTTGATTCAATGGCGGATTATTCAATGGCGGATTATTTACTGGGTGTACAGCGTCCACTATAGCTTGCATGTCCACTATAGCTTGCTCAGCAGTTTTTCGGGTGTATGGCTTACCAGTGAAGCTGGATGCTGTGGTGAGCAGGGCTTTAAGGGTGTAGGCTCGATTGGGTAACATACCATTTTTCAAGTACAATTTTAAGCCTGACTTGATAACCATGAGCTGATACAGCTTGGGATTAATAAACATTTTCGTAACCTCCTAATATTGTTGAACATTTGCCGCTTATCGGCATTTGTTACCCAAACCTTAAGCTTTTTTTTTGATAGTTGCAAGGATTTTTTTGATATTCAAAAATGTTCAATAGTATCATGCATAAGTTTTGTTTTGATTTGTCGTCCTAACATTTATTTGTCACTTAGGTTGACAGGCTGGTCAAACTAGGTTACAAACCCGATGAACAATAATGAGTCACAATTTTTTGAGGCAATACCAATGGCCAGACGTAGTAAAATCCAAGCGGGACAACTAAGCATGTTTGACATGGCTGTGGTTGGCTCGAAGGAGCCAGCACCAGCACCAGCACCAGCACCAGCACCAGCACCAGCACCAGCCAAACCCGAAAAAAATGCAATAATATTGCAGAAAACGGCCAAGCTGTTAAAGTTCCCGATCAAAATTAAAGAGGTTTTCCCTGACGATGACGGTAAAAAATGCAAACATTGCGGCTATATTATAGCTCATGATGCAGAACTAAGCTTGTCGTTTGATAACCTCGAAACCATGCAATCAGGCAAATACATGTGTCCTAATTGCTTGGAATTTTGGGAAGACAAGCACATTTTCAGTAATATAGTTACGGCAAATGAAATAGGAATTACGATGAATTTGCCGTGGTATTTATTGCGTGAAATACTGACAGAATACGACATTCCTGAAGGGTGTAGGTTCGACCTTTATCATGCAATGGTGATAGCTGGCGAGAAGCAAATTAAACAAATTGCACCTGACATACACGATATATACTTTGGAGAAGCAGGATGATTACATTTAAGGTTAATGACGTAAATGCTAACTTTTGGCTGGTTAGAAAGGGCGCAAAACAAACCGTAGGCAAGCCAGTTAGGGATTTTTCAAAAGAGCATATAGGAGTAACTATTACTGGTAAGCTGCTTTTACCTGAATATATGTATTACTATTTTGACCATTTGCACCAGAGAAAAACATTTGAAAATTTAGCGAAAGGAACGACACAGTTATGTCACATAAGAGTAAGCGATATGAACGAGATGTTTCAAAACGGAATATAGAGCGTGATGATACCAATTTTTGCTGGAAGTGTAAGAACTGCGATTCGACATTTGTGAAGCTTACGGATCGCTGTAAGGAGTGTCATTCGAGTAATTTTGTAAGAGTTTATATTGGCGACGAGTAATTTTTTTTTTTTTTGAAAGGAGAACGTGAGTATGAATGAAGTTGTTGAATCCCCAGAGGCGCAGGAATCACCGGAAGTTTTGACTGGTAGTGAAGTTGCAATACCAGCAGAGCAATTAGACGAGCATAAGGTAAACGAAATTTTGTTTGCTATGCCATTGCATGAGCTGGCGAAAAACCGAGCTACGATTGCAGAGTATGCACAAACCAATGAACTGACTTACGAGCAGAAGGAAATACTCGAAGCTTTTGATGCTGCTTTAGCTGGCAGAGCCGATTTCCTCATCAGGAAAAAAATTGGCATGGAAGCCCAGCTTGCCGCAATGGTTGCATCCTGCGAGCTGGTAGAAGCTGCGATTGAAAAGTTCGGCGAGTATTTAGAGTTCGCTACCGTGAACGCTGGCGGTTTAATCAAGGGTGACTTTTTCACCGCAGAAATGAAAAAACCCGGTGGTGCTGATCCGCTAGAAGTCACGGACATATCGCTTGTTCCTGAATTTTACAAAAAACATTCCATCACTGTCAGGGAAACAATATCAGCAGACGACAAGGCTGGCTTGCGTTACTGGCAAACGATTGTGTTAGGCCACGAGCCACCAGAGGATGAAAAACTGATGTCCAGTGCTGAAATAGCCAAGCTGGATAGTGCAATCAAAACGGAGGTGATGAAAGACCCAATCAAGCAGATATTAAAGGCTGGCGGCACTGTAAAAGGTGTTGCGATAGTCGAACGTCCCAAAAAGTTAGTCATCAAAGAGATGAAAAAAATTGAGAAAAAAGTGCGAGCAAAAAAAGCAACTGAAGCAATTACACAATCAACCGAACAAGAAGGGGAATAATTATGACAACCGCAATTACAACTTTACCAGCATTGGCAAGTCAATTAACCAACGATCACTTGCAATCATTGGTGATAGAAAACTCAAAACTCGCAATGGACATGAATTTTTTAGCCCTCCTGAGAGCAAGGAATCCTGAAGTACCAGCAGCTCAATTTGCCGACTTTGTTTACAAGGCGCAGTTGTTCGGAGCTGATCCAAGACGACAACAAATTTACTTGGTGAGTTACAAGTCAAAGCAGCGAAAAATGGTCAATGGCAGTTGGCAGGATAGCTGGGAGACACAAGCAAATGCCGTGTTCGCCTACCAGTTTTTTATTCAAGTTGCCTCGCAAACTGGCGAGCTTGAAGGCCACACCGTTGAAACCGTGAAAGGCAAGTATTTCAACCCATTCACCAGCGAAGAATTTGATGATTTGGTTTGCGTCGCTACTGTGTTCCGCAAAGGTCGTCGGGAAATTTCCTACACAGCCAGAATGAAGGAATTTGTTTCAATGCGCCCTGATAAGGCTGGCAATATAGTTCCAGTTGGTCAGTGGGCAACAAAACCGTATTTGATGCTGGAGAAGTGCGCCATTGCCAGTGCTTATCGGCTTGCATTTCCTGAATGGATGACAGGCATGTACATCAATGAGGAAATGTCAGGAGAGGATAGCCCTGTCGTTATTGATGTCGAAAGCACCATTGAACAAGCCAAACCACAGCCTCGCAAGCGTATAGCGAAGGAAGAAACCACAGCTTTGCCTCCTGTCGAAGTGCAACCCGAACCGCAACCAGCCCAACCTGAACCGAGCACAAGAGAGGTATTATCCGAAATTTTGTATCCACCAGCCCAGCCAGCAACCCACTTGTCCGTAGTACCACCGGAACCAAGAGGCGTGGCGCAAACCGTAATCGCCCAGCCCGAACCCAAGCGAGCACCGCTACCACCTAAGCGCAATGTTGACCAGACACCAGTTTCCCAAGCATCGAAAAGCGCAATGTGGAAATTAGTCATGGTTGAAGTGAACGCAAAACGAATAAACCCAGACGTAGCGATTGCCAAATTGACAGGCATACAAGGAGGCTTGAGCGAAGGTTTTTGTTTGGAGCTTACCAAAGCTGCAATGAACGGAGACTTCGGTTTTTTCATTGAAAAACCAGTGGAACCAGCAGCGGAAATAGATGATTTACCGCCATTTTGAGGTGTGCGTGAAGACTGTCGATGAACTCACGAAGGACGGGCTTGCTGAAATAGGCAAGCTTTCCTTGGATACCATGATGGATAATTTCAAGAAAGCTTTAATCGAACAGGCTTACCACGATGCCAAATTGAACGTGACTATGGCTGCAAGGATTCTGGAAATAAAACGCACTACGCTCCTCGCAATGCTGTATCGCTACGGGCTTTATGTTGAGGAGGAAAAAACTAAAAATGTGTTTTGTCCTAAGTGTGGCCAGTGGTTTGTTACTGGTAGAAAGGCAACTACTATTCCTGCTCATAACTGTGTGAGGTTCAAATGAAATGTGAGGAATGCGGAGGATCGCTTGATTTAGAATCAGACGACCCTTGTATATGCGAATCAAGTAAGGAATTAATGAAACAACTAGGCTGGGATGAGGATTAAACAGCTGCTACTGGTACTTTTTTTGCTAAGACCTTGCTTATAACCATCATTACGAATGGCAACACGGTCAATAACATAGCAACACCTTCCTCGATTGTTTTTTCAACAGAGTCAGCCTTGATGTCAAATTTTTCCTCAAACAATTTCGCAACTCTTTCCTGCTCAACAGTATCCATATTGTCAATTTCAGGCTTGATTTGGTCAAACTTGCAATCCTTGACTTTGAACAAGTCGATTGCCGCAGTTTGAACGGCTGGAATATCATCAACTCCGGGGCCATTGTCGATCAGAGCTGCAACAGCGGTAGTCAATGAAGCTACGCCGCAAATCATTATTTCAATGTTCTCTATTCCGATATTTTCCATAACTAATCCCCTTTTTGCTGGTATGAATTTCAGGCAACTTCGCACTATGCGAAAGATGCCAAATAAAACGACCAATCTTCGTTTCCACAGTACAATGAAAACCAGTAGCGAGCCAAGCAATGCATCAAACCAGTTTTCTTGTGCCATTAAAACACCTTCAAAAATCCGACAATTTTCATGTCGCCATCAGCGTCAATACTTCGTGTCCTTGCAAACACTCCGTTACCCTCACGATTAACTCCAGTATCATTGTCCGTGTTGCCTTCGATGGTAAGCATTTTCCCCAGAACATTGATACTCGTTACAAATCCAGTATGCCCATTTTCACTCGTTCCATGCTGCCAAATTACAATACATCCCGGAACTGGCCCTATGAGCCTCATTGAAGCTGGAGAGTTTCGCCAAGTTGTTAAGCAATGCTCGGAATGGAAAATATTTGATTTGATGTCCAAAGTTTTTTCAACTTGCATCACGCAGAACTGAACAAATGCCATGCACCAAGGCTCACCGCCTGCTACGCCATCAACAGCCTTTTGAAACATCTCAACTTCTTTGCCGTGATTATTCCCTCCTGCCTCGTGAACTCCAATCCACTTGGTCGCTTCCTCCACGAGTTTTAAGTTAGGGTTTTTCAACTCTGGCTTAGGAGTTGGCTTAGGAGCAGCAGGATAAATAGGAGGTCGCTTGTCCATTGATTTGCCAATGAGTTTAGCTCTGCTACAACCATTCCTTAACGCTCGTGTAAACAAGTCATCAAGGTTCAAATCCCTGTCAAACCAAAAAACAACCTTGCCAGCGGCATTGAGCGCACGGCAATCTCCAAGCTCATTTGAATTAACCGCAATGTTTACCACCGTGAGGTCTGTTGGAATATCAGGATTGGCAGGCGGCAGGCTATTGTCAGGCTTTACAGTATCGTCAATTATTTCTCCCATTTCAATAAGTGTTTTCAGCATGGCAACACAACCACATCGTTTGCTTATTGCGTCAGGGTCGAAAACCCCGTCACTTACATATTTTCCTTTTGTTTGGACAGTAGTAGAAGCCCATACATAAGGTGAATTTAAACCTTTGCGGTCATAGCCCATGCCATTGTATTTAGTCCATAAATACAAAATACGGAGAATGCTCCAATCGGTATTCTCTGATAATTTGTCATACGATAAAGCATCAATAGCCGACTCTTCCCAAGTAAAAGGAGGCTCGCCTGTTTTGGGTCTTCCTGCTGGTACTTGGATTGTTCTGGCGGAAAGTGAATCACCATTATGAAGGTGCGTTTTCCAATTACAGTCTGATTCCATTTGATGTATTATTGATATAACAAACCAAGGAACCCCTGTTGCCTTTGATACTGATTCATATTTAGATTTATTAGCTAACTGTGCTTTTACTAGCTTTAAAGCAGATTCTTTTTTTTCTGGGACTATTTCAGCTTTGTTCCATAAACCCAATAGTTTCATTTTCATTTCTTCAAAGTTGTACATTATTATTTTCTCCTAATTTATAAGTTACCACATTAATCTTTTTAAGATTAATAAGATGCCACAAGCTCATATATGTTATACCTAATTCCCTTGCTAATTCGGAAATAGTAAATGTCTTGCTTTTGTAAATTACCCGTACACAAGGTTTTCTATTATTCTGCTGCTCTTTGCTTGTTTGTCGCCTTAAACCACTTTTCGACAAGTATTTCATTCATAAGAACTCCTGCTGGTTATAAATCAATGACGGTAATTCCTCTTGGTATGTTTACCAGTACCTTATCCTTGACCTTTTTCATCAATACTTTTGTAGTATGGCTGTGTCCATACACAATGATTTTTTTACCCCATCTGTTAAGTAGAGCAGTTCCTTGTTCTACTTCAACTTTATTTATTCTCTGTTTCCACAAGTGCCTAGCCCAGTTAATCATGCTTTTAAAACAGCCGTAGCCTTGGAATTTTTGCATGTTCCTAAATGCCATAGCCTTTTCTTCAGTCCAGCAAACAATGTCGCCATGAGTTAAAATGATATATCCCTCAAGTTCAATAAAAGGCTCAACTGGCTCTCCATCGTGATTGCCTTTTATGTAACGCCTACCGTATGCCTTGCATAGCGCATTGTAATAATTTAAACATCTTTCTTTGTCCCTTTGGTCGCAGCCTTTCAAGTCAACGATGTCACCCAATAACCAAATGTTTTCCCGTTCAATTACTGCTGGGTCGAGAGGAATATCAATATCCAATGCATGAGGAGCGAACTTGTGAGTATCAGCAATCAGTGTGAATATCATTTTGTTTTATCCTTTTTCATTGCGTCAAATTCGGCATCGAGCTTTGCTTTTGCGTCCATGCAACGCTCACCCCATGTAGTTGCAGATAAAATCAAACCAGCTAATGAGCTTACATTTGCTGACAACTCAGCCCTTTGTTTTGCTAATTCTGCCTTGTCCTTTATTTTGGAGCCAAGCCACAAATCCAATATTTTTGCAAAAATAGTTAATAATATTGACATCACGGCCTCCCTATTTGGGTGAGTATTATGTAACCAAATGCAGCACAAAGAAGAATAAAAACTACCACTCCCAAAAATTCTAAAATGCTTTTCCAAATCATACTTAACTCCCTTAGCGTTTGAAACTATCAAAATAGTTATAAATATCTACAATAATGTACGGAAACCACAGAAATATAGTCTTTAATACTGCATACGGACTATAATTGGTGTCCAGTCCTGTCTTTTGTCTTGTATAAACGCTTAGTCCAAATAACAATCCAATAACTAAATAGATTACTATGCCGATAATCATTCTTTCTCCTCAATTCCATCAGTAATCTTTTCTTTTATTTGACTATATGCAACATACGGCCATACCAAACTTCCGATTGTAGCAAGAGCAATGCATTCTCCTCGTGTCATTACTTTGCTGGTGTACGAGTAGCACTGATAAATGCCAGTAGACTCATAGCCAGCAAGGCCTGCTAAATATAGATACAAAATTGCAATCATTTACTTCTTCTCCAATGGCTTTAAAGGTTAATGTAGGTCAAAATACGTTATCGCTTTATAGTTCACTTTTCGATGGGCCGCAAACCCCTACAATAATGGCGATGATACTTGCCTGACTTCAAACCACGAAATATGTAGCCACACTCATTCTTAGTCATATTATATGTGCAAATGGCATCCTTGCACTCGATTTTATTGCACCCGTCAAAATCTTTACCCAGCACTGGCTCATCAAATACCATGCGTGTGATGTCGTTCGTAGCTACCTGACACATGCTTGCTCCACCTGTGCGTAATGACGTTCTGTTGCAAGTTACCCATGCTGGTAATATCACCTCCTCACCGTAAAAGTCGATTATGCCAAGCTGTAAAGGCACTCCCAATGCTGCTACGCCAATGGTAACAAGACAGGGTTTTTCCGTGTCCTCGATGAAGTGAATAGGCTCATAAACATAGGTAATTGTACCAGTGGGATTCTCGAACGTGGGATGGCCCGCACATGTCGAAATCACGGCATATTCAGTATTTTTCGGCACATCAAATTTTATCGTGTGCGCTTTCTTGCGTGGTATTGCCGCAACTCCCTTGAAGTTAAGGCCATCGACATTGAATTTCAGCGTTGCCTCGTTTGAAAACAACTTGTCTGAGGTTGTTGGTGGTAGGAGCGGTGTCGTAGCACAACCTGTAAAAAATACTAAAAAAACAAAAATTAGTATAAGTGACTTCATAACTACCTCTTATTTTTTATCAGCCTTGGTAACAACGTGAAAGCCACAAAAAAACTTGTTGCAGTATGAGGGTACAGGGAGGTAAACCCAGCCTTTATCCCCATAGTCACTACCCCATGAGTTTTTGATGATAAGATAGCGTCCTTTGCTGGTATCGAAGTAGCCTGATACTTTTATCGCATGTCCACCCTGCGCCCTGCCTATGGTGCTTAAAATACCGTTCTGTGGATTGCTCCAACTGGTATTCGTGGTCGCTGATAGGACGACAGCATTTTTTGCCCTCAATGCAGCATAAACTTCTTCGAGCGTAGTCACTTCAACATAGCTGGTTATTTTACCCAATGGTTTTATCGTGGAAACGGATTTTGCTTTGGCATACGGCCATATTGTCTCTGAGGTAATCCAGTATTTTTGTGCAGCACTCAATGCTTTAGTCGTGTAGTATTGTTTGTAATTACTCCACAAGTGCCGTTCGCTCAGGTCGTAAACTGTGCCAGCCTGTTTAATCAAAAACTCCACAGAGGCAACAGTCGCAAATGCGGTACATAGCCCTTCACTCCCTTGGTCTTTTACTGGAGTATCAGAACTTCTCAGGTCAACAGTTTCAGGTGCTACGCCCTGCATTTTTCCTGCATCCTTAACCCTTTTCATGCCAGTGAACAATATCTTTGTGTCCTTTGTGCTTAGGACTGGACGAGGTTTGTAAGTGAGATTTTTTTGTTTGCCTGTTTCAATCTCCGCAACAATTTGCGACAGTGGAAGCGCAAACGCCCAACCTCCACATGCACAAAACATAAACAATGCACACAACAGTACCAAAAACTTTTTCATAAAATCCCCCTAGCTTAAAAGTTGTTCCTTAGTTTCTTCTTTATTCTTTCGCCGTTGCCGTTTTTTATTAATGTTCCAAAAATCAGGAGAAAAGCACCTATCCATTCTACAAATCCAGCCCTTACCTCCTCGCTGCCCATATGGACGTAATTTCCTTTTTCTCCTTTTATTGCAATTATCGCATTGACTCATTGCATAAAATCCTCCATAAAAAAAAGGCCCATCGCATAGCGGTGAGCAGATTTCCTTCTACCGCAAGGTAGATGAACAAATATCGCAACAGGAATCAAATACTGTCCAGCGTCGCTTCGCTAACATCTCCGTCAACCAACTCATTAAAGGCCACCATCACGAGTAAATGTAATTTACACTGAATCATGCGTTCACGAAGGAATGTAATCGTCTCAGGCTTGAAATTAACCTTTTTGGTTTCCTTGGCCTTGTCAAGCTTGGTAAATATCACATGCAACTTTTTGTTGAAATCCAATGTCTTGGGGTCAGCCTCAAGCTGGTTCATTACTGCAAACCGGACAAAGTGAAACAGTGGCAATGGTTTGGTTTGAGGTAGTCCATTTTCTAGGATTATTTCCCCGTCCTTACCTTTTAGATAAATAGGATTGCCATACTGGTCTCTCTCGATAATAGGATTACCATTCTCGTCATTCACAGGATTGGATAAATTTAGCTCCATGTCTTACTCCTCTTACGAACTAACATTGTTAAACAAGCCCAAATCATATTTGATGTTTTCCTATGCGTCAATCGCATCAACAAATTCTGGCATAGTTTTTACTTTTCCATAAGCAACAGCTACAGGATTTAATATGATGTTAGCTAACTCGTCAAACGGGCTATCGCCGCCACACCAAGAAAAGGATATACTTTTGACAGAAGTTTTACCAGCAATTCGAGAAGCTTGGTCTTTATAGACAGAAATAGTACACGAACAAGTATTACATAATACATCTACACTAACCGATTCTATTCTCCAGTATTCTACCGTTAAGCCGCTCGGTAATTCTATTGCTTTTAATAGTGCCATTTCAATTCTCCTATGCTGATTTTAAAAGTTCAATACTCTCTTTTAACTTTTCAATTATTACTTGCTGTTCCTGAATAGCTTTTACCAAATATGGAAACAAATCTTGGTCAATTCCTTTAATTTTTTCCCCTTCCAATTCAGGCTTAATAGATGAAATATATTTTGGACACATAGTTTCGTTTACATGTCCGGGAAATATCTTTTCAAATTCCTGAGCTATAAAACCTGTCTTAGTTTTGCCTATTTTATCTATGTATTCAAAATGAACAGGTCTCAAATTACATATTTTGGATAAAGAATCATTCATCTCTTTGATATTTTGTTTGATTCTAATATCAGAAGACGACAACCATGATGGCGAGTCATTATATTGATGCCATATACCTACGCTCGAACAATTTCCACCAAGTCGTGATCCTAAAGCATCAGATGGATAGACATAAAACTGAAGTCCCATTGCTGCTACTGCATCTGTTGAATCCCCATAAATACCAGCATTTCTATCAGAACTGGTGCCAGCTCCTCCCCATCCAAATTTAATACCACAAGATTTTGCTCTTACACTTGTACCTATATACCACAAATCCAAAACAGGAGGAGTTGCATTCCCTTTTATCGCTATTCCAGAGGCATTAAATCTATGTAATGGTTCTGATGCATTGACTCCAATGGTAAGTGCTCCTGCTGACGTTAAAAATCCTGCCAATGTATTATGGGTATAAAATGCTATTCCATCATATCCATAAAGTGCAGCGCAATCATTGTTTCCCAAGCCACCTATTAATGAAGGTAGAATACTTCCTAATCCCGAACCACCAGCAACAGCAAGAGCATATCCTTCTCTTAATGAATAATAATTTGCTGTCGGAGTAGCAAATGCATTAACAGATACTGCCCCTTTTATTATATTGGCAACATTTCCAGCAGTCGGGCCTATTATACATGTGCCTGTCTGGTCACAAGAGAAGGCATTTATCCAAGTAATCGGCCCTGTCCCATTTGCTGCTACAGCTATTGTTACTCCTGCTGCTGCTGTTCCATCGAATAGTTGGATTCTTGCCGCCCCTTTTGCATCATTTATTCTGTTACCTGATGGCTTTACTACGTTTGCATCCCAATAATGAATGTTGGCATCTTTCCAAAATATTGATTGCCCTAATGTTAATGCCGTAATTGTATCCGCAGCAGTAAGATTCAATAAGGATAACGAAATGCTACTTGTCCATACTGGAGTCGCAGTACCTCCAGAAGTTAGAACTTGCCCTGCTACACCAGCAGCTAGTGCCATAGGAGTTGCTTTGCCGCCTACTACTGTACCTCCATAAATCATTTGTCCAAGAGCAGTCATAGGATTGGTAAGGATACTCGAAATAGCTACACCGCTGTCTTTAGGTATTGTTCCGTTCGTAGTGCTCCATGTCATAATATTATCTGCAACACTTGATGCTATTGCGGTTACTTGTTTGTTATTTGTTACATTACTTAATCCTGCCTGAGTAGGAGTAATTGAAATTCCCACCGTTGCTGCTGCGGTCAATCGCCCCTGCTGGTCAACTGTGAAAGTCGCTACCGATGATGCAGAACCATACGGATTCGGAGTTACCGCAGTATTCGCAAGAGAGAGTGTTCTTGTTGAAGTTAAATCACCACCACCCGATAACCCTGTGCTTGTAGAAATAGACACTGTTGAATGGTCAATATGCCTATTTGTAACATTATGCGCTGATACTGCTGCTGCCGCTGTTCCTGCTGCATCTGCGCCGACTTGACTATATGTTGTGCCATGAGGATTTGATGTACTGGCAATGTGTCCTGATACGCTGGTAGCCAAAATTCCGCTGTCTGCTGGTAAATCTCCTGATATAGCTCCCCATGTCATTATGTTGCCGATAACGGCAGAGGCTATTTTCTTAACCTGAGCATTATCAGTCACGTTGCCTAAACCTACATGCGTCTTTGTAGTCCCATGTGGGTTATTCGCAATATATCCAATATGAGTTTGAATATTAGCATTAGCTGGCTCTGCTCCTGCTTGCGCTGGAGATATTGAAATTGCTACTGTCGCCGCTGCTGTTAATCGACCTTGTGCATCCACCGTAAAAGTTGCAACAGATGCCGCTCCTCCGTATGGATTTGCCGTTACTGTCGTGTTATTTAATGTGGCTTTTATTCCATTTGCGTCTGGTATGGCTAAATTTATTGTAGTGCTGTTTTGTACTACCGCATTGGCCTTAATTCCATTTGCGTCAGGAACAGACATGGTTACTGAATTGCTATTTTGTACAACAATACCATGCCTATGGTCACTTCTGGACAAGGTTGTTGATGTCCCTATTTGTCCTGTTGACAAAGTTGTTGATAACGGAGTTGTATCGCTATAGGCATATGAAGTGATAGGAATAACCTGCATTGTATCTGCATCTCTCGCATATCCTACCGACACTTGATAGTTAGGCGCTGCTGGTTTTACTTCGGTTATTTTTCCAGCCGTTGTTGCACTTAGGAACTGCTCTGCACCTGCTGTCCTTGTGTATCCTGCTGCAACAAATCCCTTCAAACGTCCATACTCTTGAATATTGATTGGCGACCCTGCCACAACTGCTTTAGGAGCAAATCCTACAAACCTTCGTGAACGAACTTCATTCGTTGCGTCGGTCTTGTAAACACGACCTGCGGTACGGCCTCCATCAGTAGCTCCGGGTGAAATGTAAACTGAGTCAAGGTCATCGAGATTTTCACCTGCAACAAATTCTGTGTAAAGGGTTTCCTGTGCGCCCAGCATACCAACTTGGCCGGGAACAAGTTTTAGGTTGTCATTACCAACCAGCAAATTGTTTCCAGAACGACGGGCAACAATGTAAGTAGTGTCGTCGGTAGGTACTGTTTCTGGAGTGGCAGTATTTAGCGTTAAATTGGCTGCTGCTGTGCCTGTTCGGTTCACGGTAACATAAACTACATGAGTTGCTGGTATAGCCTTGGTTTGGGCTAAAATCGTGTTTCTGATATTGAATAGTCCACCAATTTGCACATAAGCATTCAGTGAGCAAATCAAGCTGGAGCCATTCCAGTACCAATCACCACCTTCAATGAGTTTCATCGTCTTATCTTGACGGCAAATCAATGCTTGTAACTTGGCTCGATTACCAAGGGTAACAAATGCTTTTTGAGCATCATCCTGTGTAGCGGTAAGTATCTCTCCATCGAATTGAGGAGTATCAGTTGTGATTGCGTCGGAAGGATGAGCAGCAGTGTCCGAGCGTCCCAACAATGAATTATGAGTTGTTGCAGAAGCAGTATTGGTGGAAGTAAGCGACCTTGAATTTCGCAAGTCAAGTGGTTCAGCTACCAGTTTACAATTTGTTGTTCCACCCGAACCTAAGACATATTGGAAAGTCATTCGATATAACGGCTTAAATTCCTGACTTGGCAAGGTTGATAACGAAGGAAATTGTTCTTCTGCCGCAGCATTGTAATTTGGATATTCAACCTGTTGTTGAACTAAAATCACTACACCACTATGAAAATTGGACGCAAATGCAAACACATTGAAAAAGTATGTGTCTGTTACTGGAGTTTGAACGCCAGTGCTTGGATTGTTTAACTGAGGAACACCAGCTAAATGTTTGATTGGTAATCCAGTCGTGTTCGTATCCCATGTCCACGCCATAGTGGTAGGCCGCATGTACAGAATATCGTATTTGGCATTGGATAAGTCTTGGTCAAATTTTTGCGTTGGAGTTACAGTATCGTTTGCTGTTATTTCAATATCCTCATCCGCAATCGTGCCACCACCAATTATGACTTTAATTGCAGCATCGGATGCCACGTTTAATGTATAACCAGATTTTGCAAATCCAGAACTATATTGAGTGCCAATATATTTATGTTTCCAAGTGTGCTCGTAAGCGGTTAATTTAATGGAATGCCTTTCTTCCATTAATTTACCTTTGATACCAACACTATCCCATAAAACCGCTGCGACAGGTATGTTTAAATTTCGTGTCCAAACGTATTGTTGTGTAGTTAATATGCCTAGTTCACTTAACCAGAAAAAGTGAATACCATCGACATCAGGGTGAGGTAATACTGACGGAGTTGTTTTAGTCTGTAGTTTACCTCCCGATAAATAAACCTCGTAATTTGCAGCAACAGGAGCGATTGTCACTTCTCTGTTTGTTTGATTATAAGTTAGATTTGATTGTGCCGCATTAACATGTCCAACAGGATCAAAAGTCTTACCATGAACCTGACTTAGTTTACTAAGTGCAACAGCGTAACTATCAGCAGTATCAAATACTGAGGTATCAGTATATTCTACATAAGAATTTTCACTTACAATAGCCAAACGGTTACGGATTTTTTGCGGTAAATCCATACCAATATTTGCTACTTCTCCTGAATCTAATTCAGGAATGTCCATCATTCCATAAACTGTTCCACCACGTCGGAAAAACAACACAATAATTCTTGGTGAATGTCCGGTTGCGAGTGGGCTAACTGGCACATCGGGCAAATACTCGGTGACGACTGCAAGATTTCCGACAGGTGCTCCATCGGGAACTTCAACATACAAACATTGCCCATCGAGGATAGGGTACGATCCAGATGCCACGGTATAAGCCGCTGGCCTCCCAGCAATTTCAAGTTTGATACTAGCTGACCACCCAAGGGTATTGTCTCCTGCAAGGGCTTGCTCGAATCCGACATCGCCACCTCCAGTTACAAAAAAGTTTTGAAATTCACGGATGCGCTTAATTGTGCTCCAAGGAACCGCCTCTTGTTCATTTCCCTTCAACTCGGCAATCAATGCCAAAAGGGTATCGAGGTATTCGCGCAAGGTCGTAATGCTGTCGTATTGATCGCCTCTGTCAGCCGTAGGAAGCAAGGCTGCTGGAGTTGGTCGCCACAAGTGATCCTGAGTCCGAGTAGCTGAAACAACATCGGTAGTATCGGTTACAACAGTCCACAGAGGTAAATAATCCGATGACAATGGCGAAGTGCTGGAAATAAATTCTTCTTCAATGAACACCTTAATGTTCATGTCGTCGAAAAACTCCTCGCCTGTCGTTCCAAGGTCAGTGTTCCAAAATGGACGAGTTTGCAAGTCTCCCTTGGTATATTTAACCCTCACACCAACATAGTTAGTGCTACTTGGAGCCAGTGTTACATCGAAATATGGATAACCAGATGTAGTGGCATTCATGAAAATAAAATCAAAAAGGCTATCGACAAATTTGCGCTCAATATCCCTTCTGACTTTGAAAGTCAATCCGCTATGAGTGCCTTCCTCATATAATTTCACCAGCTTTTTACCAGTGGCATCAAGGAACACTTGAGTATAAAACTTAAAATCAGCTACAGCCCTATCCTTGAGAGTAATAAAATCAGGTAAGTTTACTCGTTCATTACCCTCAAAATTTGCGTGGTATCTATCTAATAAGCCCATACGTTGCTCCTACACAAAGTCAATTTTAAGTTTGAAACCAGTAACCTTAACTCGCTTTAATACACTCAAAAACTGATCTCTTAAAGAATCCGAATCCACCAAGTAAAAAGGCCAATCTTCCCCTGTTTTTGTCACCGTAGGCTTCATCGACATCAGGTTGACAGGCTCATCAATCGCATGATCGAACTTAAACACATAGTCAGGATCAATCATCAGGATAGAGTTGTTTCCCAGTGCTCGCCCACGACAAGGTATCATTTCTTCGTTGTCACGACTAAAATTCAGTTTAACAACACAATTCACCGGATCAAAGTCAGCTCCATTGAAAACATCAATCGAGGCTGCGGAACTGCCAGCAGAAATTGTAGCATCAAGCTTTGTTTTAATATTACGATGAATGATAGGCACAAAAACAGGCTCACCTGAACTATGTGCATATTGGGTTACTCCAGCTAAGAGCATAATATTTCCTGATAATGTATATGCCTTAACATCATATTCTGTCGTTAAAGTATCGCCAATTACCACGATTCCGGTAGTTGGAAAAAACTCGCTAAGGTAACTGAGTTCAATCGAAGTTACTCCTGCCGAATAGGAGCCTAATACAGTGCTATCTTTCCTTACATCATAAAGGTATCCACTTGGGTAATCATCGCATTTGAGTGGCCCTGTAAGTGGTTTGCCAGCATTGAAAGCATAGAAGGTCGGGCTTTGAAAAGTTACCAAATTTCCAACTCTGGTAAATCCTTTTATTTCATATTCGGTATCCGAAGGATCGCCAACTTCCATAATTCCACTGTCAGGACATCCAACTGGTACGGACGACATCAATAAAGTGGAACTCTCACGAGGAACATAATTTAAAATAGTTCCTTCCCACGGAGTCCATTTCTGACCTGTATATGGAACATCCACTGTGCGATGAATATAACTCGAACCATAAAGGTCACGACTGGAGGCAATAATCATTGCTGTTTTTGAGATTCTTACAACAACTTCATGCGGCCTATACATGTAAACATCAGCATATCCACGCTCAAAAACTCGATCACCAAAAAATATTTTAAGCAAACGCTCAAAACAATATTCAATATTTTTTTTGCCATTTGCTACAGTCTTTATCAATTTCCTGTAAATAGGATCAGTCATTTTGGAACCACGAGGCTTAAACACATCGAGGTTAGCTCCCCACACTTCCAAGTGAACTCGCACCGCAGAGGAAAGCTGGAATTGAAGCTTTGCGTTTTGTATATCCTCGGCTGATATGTTTAATTGGTCGCCAAATATGTCAAGGATAAGACCAAGATTAGTTCCATCCTGAGTATTAAAAGCTGGCGCAGGAAAATATCGTTTCAACTCCGTTTTTACATCCGAAAAGTCAGACATATAATCCCCTTACGTTATATTGATATTTCCTGAGTTAATACGAGCTAAATAACCGTCAGCTATTATCACATTGTCTGATGGTGTTGATATTGTTACTTCACGCACACCACGCACAAAACAAAGTGATAATATTTTGTGTTGAACAACACTATTTCCAATACCAAGACCGTTTATATAACTGAGGATGCTTTGCGTAATTTCAGTGACTACTTCTTCCTGTGGACGCAAGCCATCCAGCGTAATATTTCCAACAACATTGATATAATTTACCAATGGATTGCGAACCTGCACCCAACCGCCCAAACCTACAGCACCCGGCCAAGCATCTCTATTGTCACGGTCGCCATATATCGCCTTATTAACTCCAGCAATTAATCCTGTGTAATACCTGATTGCGGTTATCTCTAGGTGATCGTTAGGCTCCAATGGTGAGTTTAAGCGGATGCATCCATAGTCAGGTGCAACCTGATATTCTTCTGCTGCTGTTCCTTGCACCATCGGAACACTATTTTTTTCAATAGTGATATTTGAAAACACATATGCAGCATTTTCCACCGGAGTACACACGATTGGTGTTTTGGCTCTTGGTACAAAAAAGTGATCCTCACCACCAATAGCTGAATCAATCAATAATATAGGTGATGCTAAATCCTCTTGCGTTGGAGTAAATGCAGCCCCGTCATCAATATAAAGCATCGACGGTAAAGTAGGCGAAGGGTCTTCAACAACTTGTGCGAATACTGCCTTTTGTCCTTCATTGTTTACAATGTAAGTTTGCTCATAAATAGCATCCACTGTTGCTGTACTTAATGACTGTCTGTGCCGCCTTATCCTTGCTCGAACCTCAACATCGCTTTCAACTGAACGAGCATTAGATAGTGCTGAATCATTGTAAGTTTTTGATGTCGTAAAAGGTGCTGTACCAATGAAATCAAGGATTGTCTGGCTTGGAGTATTACCGGATGGGCCACCTACTTGTGCCGTAATATCCATTGTTCCAAGCTTCTCTCCATCATAAATAACCAATGGAGTAACTGAGGTGTACAATTTTTTTGCACTACTACTGGAGGCTCTTGTTGCTACTGTAAACGGCCCCGGATAAGTCCTATCACCAACCGTAACCAACACAATCGTTTCACTCGCTGCATGGTCATATTGCAGCGCAGAGGTAGGATTGAATTGAATTGAAGTTTTACTGGTGTAAGTAACGTATTCAAAATTTATTGAGCCACGAGTTCCGATTATCAAAGTTCCAGAAGCAGGAAAACCCGCTGTGCTTGAAGCATTTATAAATTGTTGTCCAGTTATCGCACCACCAGCCGAAATAACCGTGGACACCTTTGTAAGTGCCGTATCCTCGACTGTCTGCGCTCCTGTTGCATATGTTGCTTGGAACCTTGGGAGCATATCAGGATATTCGCTTATGGCTTTATCAAGCTGACTTCCACTCATTGTTTCCAAGTTTAATAATGAAAGAGCATTAATAGCTTCCTGATATAAAACGTACATTTGATCCGCTATCGCTACTGCCATGTTATCCAGCACTGTACCTAACTCCGAACTCGTGAGAGTAGACATTGCTTTCATGGTTGTTGTTATATCTAAATACATTTCCGACCGAGTTCTTGGTATAAATGCTGGCATATCACACCCTGCTGGTTATGACGATAGGATCGTCGTAGTTACGAACAAATACTGCAATTTTTATAAGCAAGTCTTGAGCTATTTTTTGAACACTTAATGTTTGCACACTTCGTATCCTAACGTCATCCGAAAATAAATCACTAATTTCAGCTTGCAATATCGGCAAAACAATATCTCTGCTTATTCCATTGTATTCACTTATTCCCTTGCTGATAGCTCGTCGCCAGTGACCACGTTTCATGCTGATTAATGTTTGTAAAAACTGAGACATGTTATCCTTGCCGTAAGCAAGTGATACATCATTAGCTCCAAATACAATGTCTCTACTAACAGGGTCTAGCAAAATATCGTTACCTAATGCACGTTCCTGTGGAGTAAGTATTACTGAAACATCATTTTCATTTCGCCATTTTATAACTGATACTGGCTTAGAAGATTGCTTAGGTGTTGGAAATAAAATCGAATCACCAAATGCTATTACATTTTTCAATCCATTTGCAGCAATATATTCCTTGGTAGCAAGGTATGGATACTCAAGATTGTTAAGTAAAATCAAATCAACAAATCGAGCAGGATCACCAAGCAGTTTTTTCGCAACAGTTTGAATACTATCACCAGCAGCAACCGTTGCTACACGGTAATCAGCATTGGCAGAATCAATATTTTTTAACGATGCTTTAAAATCATCCTTCCATAGTGCCGCTGAGATCGTAGACTGAGTGCTCGGTGGAAGTAACGATGAACCTGCAAAATCCTGCCCGGGAGTATTGGAAGAACTAAAGTTTGCCACTTTCCCAAGCGCACTATTTCCGGGCGTAACCGATGTTTTTGAATTGTCGATTGCTTGCAATACTGACCTACTGATTGAACCCTCAAGCGCAGAGATTCGTGATTCAAGTCCAGCAAATTTTTTACTTGTCAAACCGTCAATTTCGTCCTTGGCTTTTTGAGCTGCTACCGTAGTCGCATCAACACCTGTTTGCGAACTTCCAGAGCCTACCAGCGTTGATCCCGTACCGGATGCTGGCAAGGTCGCATTCTTCATTCCATCACGATTGGAACCAAGCATTTTTTCAATCGCTGGTGGTTTGGATGCTGCACCCTTTTTGATTCCTTCAATCCAGCTAACAGCCGTACCTTGTGGATCAGAAAATATAGCCATTGCATCACTAGCTGCTTTTTCAATCATAAGTGCTTTATTGTTTGGCTTAGGCTCAAAAAACTTATCAATAAGCAACACTCGTTCCACAGCCTTTTCAGCGAGAAATACTGCAAAAACTACACCATTAGGAGCACCCAGTCTCTCAAGTGTAAATGCAGTTGCTCGCAAATTATTTACCAGTGATTTGACGACATCTCGTGTAAAATGCTGCAAACTTGTACCAAATATTTGACCTGTTTTTATATCAGCCAAAATATTTCCAAGCTGCAATAATGGACGAAATACTGTGTCGAGAAAGTCAGCATACAATGCAGTTATTTGTCCAATGAGCGAGTTTATCCTGTCGATTGTTTCAGCTACCATTTGGACAATATCAAGAACAGAACGAAGTCCGGGAACCGAGTCAATTAAAGCCTCAAGTAAACCCTTTGCATCCTTACCATCATAAGGGTACAGAGCTTCCAATGTTATGTTGTAGGTAAAATTAAATCTATGCTCAATCGCATCCTCTGACCAGAATTGTTTTGGTTCAACAACCCAAGCCTCCTGACGCTTAACTGAAACATAAATCAAGGATAAATCCTGTTTGTAATTTCCAAACCTTTTTAAATAAGCATATCGCCTAAATACATTTTGAAGAAACTTAAATCCCTCAAGTCCTGAGCCAACACCGCTGGAAGGTAATTTTGCCCCTTCTTGATTAGGATATAAGCCACATGTTCCTTGTATTTGAATTTCCTTGCTGGGTGATCCTTCACTCTGAATTAACTTTCCACCACCTTGAGTTGGTGTAATAGTCATTGCATGAGGTTCAATTACCACTTCCCTTTGTGGAGCAATTAAAAAAGGAATTTTGTAAGACAGTCCACCACTTTTAAGGATGAACGCATAGTCCTCTGAACGTGATTTTATTCCATGCCACTTCGACCTATCAACTTTGTTTTCCGAAAATTGCTTTATATCCGATTCCTGCTCGTATAATTTTGACCATTTATCCACTAATAAATCAGTCAATAGCGTTTGGACAAGTGCTAGAGATGACTCATTCACCGCATCATCAACACCTGTTTCAAAACTTAAAGCCATGAGTAACCTCCGCTATTTTCAAATTAAAGCCCCAGTACCAGTACCAGTTATTATAGGAGAAGCAGATGTTGTAACGCCATCTCCACCGGGATATGGAGGTGCTGGAGGAGTAATTGTTGCCAATCCACCCCCAGCAGTACCCATGTCTGTAGTAGTAATTGCCGCTGTTTTAGCAAACGCAATTACCGCATCCGCTATTTTCCCAGCAGCAACATCCGCTGTATTTCCTGATGATAAGTCACTAAATATAGCCTCGATAGCCGAAGACAAATCACCTTCCACCAATCCGCTACCTGAATCACTTTCAATGCTACCAGTACCAGTACCCGACCACGAACCAGTGCCTACCGTTCCTGTTACTGGAGGAACAAGAGGTGCAACTGGAGCACCCGGCAAAAACACACCCGTTACCTGCGTCATTACTTTGGCCTCACTGTAAAGAGTAACCAAATAATCAGCCCAGTCACCAGCCGCTATGTCGAATGAGTCAGCATAATTTTTAAATAAAGCCTTCATATCATCAACAAATGCACTTCGAGAAGAATCTAATCCTGCGCCCGAACTTGACTTGTCTAGGCCACCTGTTCCCGTTCCTGATATGGTTCCGGGAGTTGTAGTTAAAAAAACCGCAACTGTTTGTCCTGCCGCTGCTTCTCCTGTGTCCATTGTTTGAGGAACACCAGCTATGAGCAAGGTGTGAATTGCTGCTGCAACTTGTTGCGCTTTATCCGCTGCTGTTGGGTAAGGTTCTCCTGTTCCCAAATCACTAAATATTGAGTTTAATGTTGCTTTAAATGATATTTTTGCAACCGCTAATGGCATTTTTTATCCTGTCGTAACTATTGTTGACAAATGAGTTCCGGGCGCAGCATCCATTGGCACAATCGGAGGGCCAGATGGCCCGACACCTGTGGGGTGCGTATGAGCATCGTAGAGACTTTTAAACGCTGTTCCCTTTATCACGGCTTCTGTAGCTCCTTCGCTTAATTCAATCGCTGGTGCGTCGATAACCGCCTTTGTGTTTGCCTTCACTGTAGCATTTTCACTCTCCACTTTAACATCACCAGTAACCGTGATGGTTGCATCCTTGGTTACATTGATGATTGCATTTTCAGTAACCGTGATAGTGAAGTCCTTTATGGTGCTAATAGTTATTCCTGTTGGAGATAACTCGATAATATTTTCACCATCAGGATTTTGACTCGTTATTTTTGTTGAATGAGCTGTACCGTCAATTTCAACCATTTGCTTTTTCTGGTCGCTGGTATTGTCCGTTACTGTTGCAGTTATTTTTGGAGCATCCTTCGTGTTATCAATCACCAACTCAACACTTTGTTTTTGATCTTCTGATACGTCAAAGTCGTCCTTTTCAGCAAACAACTTGACTGTTATTTTTTTGTTGGCTTCGGTTTTTTCATAAGTCTTGGTGCTTTTAAATTCTAAATTACCATCCTTATCAATGTACATTTCCATGCCATTCATGCGGATACGGTAGTGATCGCCTTTTTCCTCTCCATAGCGAGGATATGGAGCAATATCACCATCAGCACGAGTATGATAACTAGGCAATGTCTTTATTATCATTGGAAATTGAACGTTGGCATTTATGAATACAATCAAAACTGCATCGCCATCATCCTTAGTAGTATCCAATATCAAATCATTTGCGGCTTCTGGCTCCTCACCCTTTTTATGTACTCGCTGTTTAAGCCCCTTTGGTCGATAATCAATAAAATTATCAACACTAGATTTCTCTTGTGCAAAAGGAACTTGAAATAAATCAATTCCAAATGCAGGAATATTAACATCACAAAATACGGATATACCTGTACTATCTTTAGAATCTAAATGATAAACTTTCCTTATTATTCCTACTACTGGATAAGGTATGTAATGAGGATCAAAGCCTCTCTGCTTAAATTTAAGCCCACCTTGAACAACAGTTCCATCACTTAATGTTTTACTCATGCGTTCATAATCCCATTATTATTGTTTGAAGAACCAAGATCACTTGTTTCAAATTCATTTTGTGTTTCAAGGTTATATCTAATGCCTCTTATCACAGTTAATGTAGTAGTTATTTGTGCTCCATAGGTATATTCATCAACAAGGGCTTGTACATAAAACAATTCAATCTTGGGATACCTATTTACGTCGTCAATACGAGTTTTAATATATCGACATGGTACGCCAATACGGGCTTCTGGTAAGAATCTACATGTTATTGATCCATTGAGGAAATAAGGATTTAAGTAATACCAATTTGCTATTGTTTTACTAAATGAAGCCAATAAACTTTGAAAAGTAGATTCTTCTTCATCTGATTTTTGTCCTGATTGAACATAAAACGATTGTAGTTCCATCATCCTAAAACCATATTTTTTAATACTTACTGGATCTATTATTATGCCTCCAGCATCAGCACTTAATATCCTTACAGTCATTTGTGATATTTGTTCCGATTGCATTGGCAATACGCAAAATCCATTATGTCTATCATGTCCTGACCTACCTACGCTATAGTTTAATACTGTAGGAGTATATGAAGTAGCTTTCCCAATTATTTGTTCCAATTTGTCATTTAATATTGCTGGTGAATTAACCCTATCGGTAGCTCCCATGATAGTGAATGCAGAAGGCATTAATTCCAATAAACTTAATGAAACTCCAGTTTGTTCCTCTTTAAACGAATCATTTAATGTTTCAGTAGGTGATATTAAATAATCAGCTACATTTTGTGTCATTCCTTTTGCTATATTGTACGGTCTTTGCCTAAATACTACTGTAGGTATATTCCTTGCTATTTCACTACGACCATTTGTATAAGAAAGAGCTTCATCATTAGCCACACCATTTGGACACATATCAAACCAAAATTCATTCATAAACTCATTGGTTAATCCTTTGAGTAATTCAAAGAATCCTGTTGTTGATGATTGAGCTGTCATAAATGAACGATTAAAGTTTTTTCCTGCTGTTGGCTTAATGCTTTTCAGACTTAAATAAGCAAAAATAGATTTAGAACCAGAATTTTTTGCACTTTTAAGCAATGTTTTTATATTGTCCATAAAATTGGTATTTTGTTTTCGTGTAGATTCAGGAGCTTCTTCTATTCTTTTTAAAAACGCATCTATAGTTTTTTCAGCTATTTCCAAATTTTCCTTAACAACTTCATTATCTAAATCTCTTGCTAATGATGTTGGTATTTGCCATTGAGGAAAGGGAACGGCGGTAAGGATTGTTGTTAATAGTTCTCTTATTATTTCATCAGGTGATGCTATATAAGGAATGGTAGTACCATAAAACACATTTACAGCATTCAATCCTGCGATGTTTTCATTATAGTAAAGTGTTATGTCTTGAATAATAGAACCAAACGAACGACCTGATACTTGGAACATCACTCGCGGCCCTGATTCTGTTTGATGTTCAACCCGTTCAACCCGATCAATTTTACCGAAAAACCTTTCGTACATTAACAAAAACGAAGCCTTTTTAATCCTTTTTTGTGTGCCATTTCCATAAACTGGTATAGGCAATACTGAACTATCACCAAGATATGCAAAATTACTATTTATATCAATCCCAATAAATCCCGATGCAATATTGAAATGTGAATCATTTATATCATGGCTGCTAATCTTGTCTCCCATGAATATTCTTATAAAACTATCAGGATTAATTAATTCATCCCAAGGGCGTGTTGGCAATAAAGTCATACTGAACGATCCATTGATGTCTTCAACACTTCGCTCACACCTACAAGCCTGTATTTCGTGATACAGGAGGTAATCACCACCAGCTTCATCATCTGCTTTATATATTTTCGCTGCACAACCTGAGTTTTGGTCATAAGCATATGCATCACGCTTTACATCACTCATTATCTTATGCTCCCATTCTACCGTTAGGCTGTGTAATCCTGTTCCTAAGCACACTCGTTAATTGTTCAAGTGCTGCTGTGTTTTTCTTCGATAAAGTTGCGTGTTCCTGTGAACCACTATCCTGTGTTTTTTGCACTTGCGGTTTCGCTGCTTCTGGTGCAGGTGCAGCCGTTGTAACTGGTGCTGGCATAGGCGTTGCTGGAGTTAAATCAAACTTGTTCATTGGAGGCTGTACAAGCGACTGCATAGATTTGGTTTTTGGAACAAGAGGATTCGACATATCAAATTTTTTATTTAATATTTTTGCTGCTGGCTTAGGAGGAGTAATTGCTGCCTCAGATGCCGCTTTAATTGGTGCTGGTGCTGGAGTTGTTACCTTCTTAGTTGTTGATTTTGGTGCTGGCATAGGTTGAACTAAAGGAATATTGCCCCTTGTTACGCCCGCTACTTGTTCTTCGGTTATTGGCTTGCCACCTACCATCGGAGTAGTGGTTTCCATTTTATCCTTAAAATACCCAACTACTTCGTTTTCTAGTGCAGCAATCGAATCAATAGGTGACATCAATCCTTCGCCTATTTGTCCAAGTAATCCTTTTTCCTGTAGTCCTTTAACTTTGTTTTTTAAATATTTTTCCTGTGCTTCTGGAGTCATTTTAGCAAGCATGACTATATCAACACCAGCCATCATCGCATCAATAGGTGCAAAATATTTCCCTGCCGCTTTACTAAATCCTTTTGCTGCTGGCAATACTTTACCAAGTGCAGAACCTGTTTTTGCAAGCCAAGTTCCAAATTTTGATGCTCCCTCTACTGTTTTTGTCGCTGCTGTTACGACCTTCAATGCTTTAGGTGCAGTTTTCGCAGTTACGTTAGCAATCTCTGCTGCTTTACCTGTTGCTGACACTACTTTTGATGTTGCTTCGCTACCTTTTGCTACCGCTGTAATTCCTGCTTTAGCCACACCCGTAACCCCAAGAGCAACCGCAATAGGTTTTAAAGCATCGACTACATCTTTAAATCCTCCTTGGTTATTTGTGTCGCTTAATCCCACAGCACCAGCGAGCGTTACAAGTCCATCAACCGCTTTTTGTGTAATCTCATTCTGTAATTTCTGGATACCCATTATTGCTGGTAAGGTTTCATCAACTCCCTTAGTTAATATTCGTTGTTCTTCCTTAGATATATCCAGCATTTGTAGCATTGGATCTTTTGTCGTTTCTTCCAATGCTTTCAAATCTTTTTCAGCAGCAGGAGTCATGCCTTCCTTGTCGATTTTTGCAACCAATGCTTGTGTTTGTTTTATTTGCTCTTGAGTAAGTCCTGTTAAATCACCTAATGCCAACTCAGCACTCGCACCCTTACCGAACTCCTTACCAGCTTGATCGAATATTGATTTTAAGTTTTCAACAGTATCTTTGGAACTTCCTCCGAATATTCCCTTTTCCATTCGCATACGGGTTTTTTGATATTCTTCAGCCAAACCACCTTCACGGCCACCTTGCTTTTGCGAACCAAATCCCATTGCTCGCATCATAAAGCCAGTGCCAATTCCACCAGTTCCTTTAGCAGAACCTTTTACAAATTGGTCAATTCCTCGAAGGCCAGCCATAATCGGCCCAGCCATAAAGGACTCTTTAGTTCCACCAGTTTTTGATATGAACGCACCTAATGATTTGGCAATTTCACCTGCGTTATTTGAACCCGTAAGCTTGTTATTCTCAGCTTGAAGTCCTATTACTTCCTGCGTAAACTCGGTTATTTTTGCCTTGTCGATACCAGCCTTGATCCCCTCAGCCATGATTTTCTTGAGCTGGCTTATTGATTCCGTTCCTACCGCACCACCAGCTCGCCCAAGCTGACCTGCTTGCTGGAATAATTCGCCACGTTCCATGCCTGTCGATCTAGCCACTCTTGATATTTGCGTGAGTCCACTGACCGCTGCTTTACCCCCGATTGCCCTTGCACCAGCCTGAACGTCAGCGAGGTTTTCTTGAGGAGCATAACCTAATCCGGGAGCACCATATTGCGCCTGTTTTGCCTGTGCTGTGCCGCCAAGGATCGCACTTGCCCTCACTCGTTGCTCTGCTATTGCTGGAGCCATTTGCTTCATGCGGTAGCCTTGCAATGCGGTGTAACCAGCAGCAGCAATACCACCACCAATCAAACCACCCTTAACCATCCCAAGACCTTTTGTTGCCAGTCCTGCAATGCCACTTAAACCTGACTCCTCAGCACCTTCTCTAGCAGCTTCATAGCCACGGGAACTATATTTTGCAATGGTTGCAGCGGTGGATACTCCGGGCAAATTCATATCAGAGGCGGCTTCTAATAATGCATATCTACCTTTACTAAATGCTCGACGACCACCACGACTACTGCGACCACCACGACTACTGCGACCACTACCACCTTGTTCCTCTTCATGGTCTATGAATCTGGCACGACCTTTTTTGATAAGTTTTTCGGATTCCTGTACTAATTTTTCCTGATTTACTACAGATGTCTCTGTGAGTTTTTTTTCCTCATGCAAACTTTTTAAATATACACGTTCGTTTTTTTCCAAGTCCTGATGTTGTTTTATTTTTAATTTTCCATACCGTATATCTTGGTCAAATGTTTGTGAATATGCCTTGTGAAATTCTAATTCTTTTTTTTGTAATTCATGTTTTTGCTTAAATACCTTGTACTCTTTTTCAGCTCGTTCAAGCCCTGTTTGTTTTTCCTGCAATGTTTGAAATGCTGGAGCAACCTTGGCCTCTTGTGTTTGATATGCGGCTTCCACTGTTGGCATTGCTTCCTTGCCAACCTTGCGGAGCTTGGTAATATTCTTTTCATCTGTGCCTGTTATTTCACGAATAGTAGCAGCTTTTTCCTTAGTTATTTTTCCCGTAGTTGCTGCTTTTAAGTCAATAGCTTTGCCCTGCGCCTTGTTTGCTTCCTCTTGTGCTTGTAGTGCTTGTTTTAATGCTTGCTGCTCCTCCTGACGAGCAACATTGTATTGCTTACCAGCACCAACTCGCATTTCCTGTGATTGCTTTGCTTCTGCTTCTGGTTTTTCGAGATATGCTTTTTTTTGTTGTTCAAAATGAGTAATTTTTCCTAAAGTTTTCGTTATTTCCTCACCATAATTTTTCATCTCACCTTTAGAATCTTTTATCATTCTATCCAATGCGCCTACATGCTCTTTAGCACCCTTTAGCATATCCTCTAATGCGGTAGTAACCACCGATAAGCTGCTGGATTGAGGATTAAAACGACCCTGAAATAACTTTTGGTACTCTCCTGCTGCTTTTTCAGTTTTATCCTTAAACTTATCCATTTCCATCACTTCATCGACAGTCAAATCTCTACTCTTGGAAATGAGTTCATTTATTTTGTCAAACTCGGAAGTGACAGCTTTAAGCTCCTCAGCCATGCGATTTATTTGGACTGTCTGCTGCGTCATTTGTAATTGATTTTCAAGTAAGTCAGCCATTTGCTACTCCCAGTTTTTTCGCAAGCCCTTTGAGGATAGGATCGTCTTCCAATCCCTGTTTAAGCCAATCGTCGGAACTAAAATCAGCTATTTCAACCTTGTTCCCTGCTTCACTCATTTTCTCGCCCTTGTCGCTCCAAGTCACTACCTTTGGCGCAGTCATATCAGGAATCACTACACCGCCGTTAGGATCGCTCCACAAGTCTGATCTGAATATGCTTACACCCTCGCCTATGTGTGCAAAGGCCGCATTCAAATCAGGGTCTTCTCCTCGTGCAAACGCTTCCTCCAGCTTATCAATAATTTCATCACCTGTTTTATAATACTTGTATCCGGTAACATTATTAACGCACTTATTAATGCCTCTTGATTCCATACTATCGGGATTTTCAAATAAATGCTGCTCCCATGTTTCAAGCAACATCTCCTCTGGGGTGTAATCCTTCCAGCTTTCATATGCTGGTTTATTGAAACGATTTTGCCACGATATACGCAACCGTTCCCAGTTGTTTTCAAGGTTTTCTCGTGCTTTTTGTTTAATGGAATTAGCCCAGTAATCGGGGTTGGTGATTACTGGTTCATCATCTTTTTTTTTGATGTCGAAACAGGAATTACCCTGTTATTCTGCTTGACTGGTAGTTTCATCGCTTACGTCCTCGACATAAAAGCTGTTGTTATATCCAACAATTTTGTCATACAAGGCACGAAGCATGGTTACGTCATTAAGAAACTCATTGTCGAGCCAATTATCATCCTTCACTTCCTGCTTTGACCATATAGGCTCACAAAGGACGCTGATATAAGCAACCATCTCTAAGTGAAAAGCATCAGTGTTTTTCACAGGAATTTCACCGCCCATTAAGCTGGATTTTACCCTGCTTATCTCGGTTTGAAGTCCCGGTGTAACACGATGGATTTTAAACACTCGGCGATAATTGCCTATGTCACGAATTTTTGATTTGAACTCAAAAGGAATTTCTTTAAATCGTTCTATTACTACTGGCATGTTTTACTCTCCAACTAACAATTAATTAATACTACGCCAATTCACTATTGGTTGAGTATATTTCGCTGGTGTTTTCACCTTGGTCAATCATCAAACGAGCAACAAAGTTGCAGTTCTCAGCTACGGGAGCACGACCGGAAATATCCCACGATTTGGTAGTACATTTTACGCCCTTAACCGTGTACACATTTGCTGCTGTAACTTGGTCATAGATGTAAGCAGTCATACCACCGCTTTTCAAAATTCCCATTCCATCAGTACCAAACGCTGGCATGATTTGTGGAGAAGTAGCGGTAACAGATCCAGCTTCACCACCTGCATCGGGCAATGGCATTGCTGTCTGAGAAGCCATTCTCGTGAACGCAGCCAGCCGTGACAACTGTGCGGTCATTTCCACAGTGTAACCAATGGGAACATGCTCAAGCACCGCTAAACTACCGCATCCTTCTATTGGAGCGTAGTTAATGGCTGTGCTACCAGTTACGGCGAGCATATAGCCAACGGTTTGTGCGCCTATTTTTAATACGGCTCTTGCGCCTGAAAAAACTTTACTTGCATTTGCGGATTCAGCCATGATTCACCTCCTAGTGAATTAAAATCAAGTTACTCTTATGCTTCCCGTATTGCTATTATTGTTGGCAATATAAAGCGGATGCCCTCCCAAGGCTCGACAGCTAATTCATAACGTAGTTTCCCTGCGGATGCTTCGATAAGATTAGTGAGCTTGGAATCATAGCTTTTAATACTACCGCCACTTCTTTCAGAAGTTTCTGATTGTTCAATCGCATTAAGCACATCTTGACGACTAAACTTGGATACGCCTTGGAATACTGCTTTCATGTATCGACGATGATTAAATGCGAATATATCAAGTGACTCTACAGTTTCAATGAATATATTTGCGTTGTTTTCATCGGTTTTCCAACACTCGTATCCACCGACAATTCTGTTGATATTGGATTCATCAGGAGCAGCAAATAAGCAGCCACCCTTGACCATTTCGGAACCATTGCGAATTGAATCCCACGATGCATCTTGGGTCAAACCGCTTACTGGTAACACACGATTTTCAAGTGGTGTTCCTACTGGGCTACCAGATTGAATTTGAGCGCATACCACTGGGAACGCATATTCTGGATAAGTAACAATGTTGCCATCAATATCGAGGTCATCAACTATTTGGCTGGTTACTGCAACTCGACGGCTGTTCAACCGAGTACATTCATCGAGGAACGCTTGCTTGTTGCCGCTGATGGAAACGTAGCCTTGGCACTCAGAACGTCCAAGGATGCTGGAGCGGTTTTCAACATGATCTTTAAGGATTGAGTTGACAGACTCGATAACGACGCTGCTACCATCCTGATCGTCTGAGGAAAACAATGGGATTGCAATGTTGGTACGAAAGGATAACAGCGCATTAAACGCATCCTGTACTGAACTATTTGAGGTGCTACCATCAGAGCCACCCTGAAACTGCGTGGATGCCAAAGTTGTAGGCAATTTGTCGCCTTCATTTTCAGCACTACGAATAACATCAACCAATGTGCTTGTTTTGTAAGACCAGTCAACAAGTTCCCAAATACCAGCCTTGAAAGTTGTTGCAGTAGTTTTAATGCTTACTGGAGTAACAATTAAATCAAGATCAGATACCTTGAAATTGTCCTTGCTGTTCAATATGGCTGCTGTGTAACCAATCTTTGCATTGATAATTTGTGCAAGCTGTTTAAGTGTGCGACCAGTACAGTCAACACTAAATGCTGCTGATCCATCACTAGCTCCAGTAACAGTAGTCACAAGAGTCAACACATTTCCAACATAACTTAATGCTGCGGTTGCTGCGGAACCATTGCCTGTGTATACAAGACTGAAATAAGTTGCCAAGCCACATGCAGGACTTGATTCAGGTACACTAAGCTCATCTCTTATAGTTAATGATGTGCCACCACCAACAGTTGCGATTGCAGCAGTATACAATGCAGTAAATGCACCATATTGTTTCGTCTTAATCGTTATTTGTGGAACAGTGTCAGCAGTAACACCACCAGTTTGAGTAACAGTAAATCCTGATGTACCTGCACTTTGACCAGTTCTTAATCCAGTTGCAATATCCGTTGCAATAACTGATGGATTAGTACCAGCAGCAGTCCATGCACCGTCACCACTGATTGCACTTCTTACAGCGATAGCAACATTATTAGCGGAATCACCACTGGCTACAGTAGTAATTTTTACTGATCTATCTGCTCCGTGTACTGGTTCAATGGTTGTGCCTGTTTCATCAATCCAAAATGCAACTGTTCCATCAGCATCAGGAATAACAAAATATTTACCATCAAGAGAGCCAAGTGTGTCAGCAACGCAACCAATAGTAATTACGTTTGCTACGCCCGTAACAAGCCCACCTACCTCAATTTGAGACTGTGTAGAATTGTTGGTTTTGAAAAACAAAACTGTCGAAGCTCCACCGGGAACTAATGGGTCAGAAGCAGTTGCTCGTAGTGCCAAACGCACCATGTTAGCACCCGGCCCACTTTTCAGTTCGTCTTTAACAATTTTTGGCGATGAGCCTCCGGGAAACAAATGCATACCCGGTTTGCCGCCAACTGACTCTCCTACAAGCGCAACGATTCCAATTCCACCAGCCGATGGCTGTAGCAATCTGGAAACATCTGTGTAGGAATACACGCCGGGAATCGAAAGTTCCTGACCCATGAAAACAACAGTCCTGCCCATAAATACCCCCTCAATAAATCAATAATTCAGGAAGAGTGTCACGAACTCTTGTTCGGTAGCGAACTCTTTACCTTTACGAATTGCGAAAGCCCTCTTGCCTCCACGTTCCCATAACGGTATTCCCTTTATCCTCAAATATACGTCAACATGAACCTTGGCTCCAACAGGTGGCAAAAAAGCCGTTTCTGGCTCCTTCAGCTCACTTTTGTCAAACTGCACATATTCACCACTACTTTTGTATTCCCTTTTCATTCTGACCCCCTGACATCTTGAAAGCACCCGTTAGGGTTTTGATTGCTTGAAAAATTAACTCCGATGCTAACGTCGTGAACATCGGTGGCTTTGACTTAATTCTAACGAAAGGCATGTTGTTATGGAAGATGCTAATTAATTGTTTGCCAACGGGATCGTAAGTTATCATGTTAGGCTTCAATATGTGATATTTCTCACAGAGCTTTACCATGTACTCATTCCTCGACTGAACAATCTGATCCTTAAACAAACTCAGGTTATGCCCAAGTTCATTATGCACCGTTTCCATCGCTCTTATATGCTCGAACATAGCTATTTCACTATCAGCTATTTTTATCGTTAATTGACTGTTGGCTTTTTGCCATTCTAACACTGACTCTTCTAACACTTTAGCCTCCTATATCGGCACTTGTTCGCCACCACCTATGTCAATCGCTCCACCTTCAACTTCGGTGTATCCATTTTGAGGAATCCAAAACCCTTCGGTCTTACTACAGTTTACAGCACAATCACGCTGGTAAACAAAGTTACCAGCTTCAATGTATTCTGACCTTGGCTCAACGTCACCCCATGCTTGGGTAAAGTTTTTTAACCCGTATGCCTCCAGCTCCAAACGATACCGCATGAACGCATATTTTATAATGGTATACAAAATTGTTGTGTGACTCTCTGAATTAGTTGCCAAGGTTACAGTGTTGGTACAATCAAATTCGGTAACATATTGCTTAATCCGCTGACCTACATATTCACCTTCTCCAGCAGTACCACCTACATAATCATCGGCTGAATCGTTGTCCATCCTGATTGAAATGCAAGGGAAATCAGCCATAGTCATCGGAAAACCGTGGATGATTTTTATGTTTGCTTCGGCAAGATATTGCCGTATTTCAGTAACAGTCGGGAAACTATTTCTCCATATTGATAGCATCCCAGTTTCAGCCTGACGACGAGGTATTTCAGCGAGGCGTTGCTGGAAATAATCCATTGGCAATTTATCTCTGTGTCCATCATCACCCATTACTGCACCCTCATTGGTGCAATCGCTGGTAATAAATAACTGTTCAAGCAATCCCGGAGTATTCACTACATCGTCAAACCCTATGCGAATTGCAAACTCAAGAAGTATGCCAGTGTTGATAAAAGCCATTTTGTACTCACTTTTTCTTTGTCATTGATGGCTTAAACCACTTAGGGTTTTTACCAGTCGTTTGCTTTTGACGCTCTTTTTCACCAAGTATTGCTTGCCGTATCATGTTCATTACCAAAGGCTCAGTTTCACGCTGCACCTTCTCTGAAAGCTTTTTCCCCTCAACAGCAGGTGACAGCCACTTAGTTGGATCTTGCCGTATTGCCTTCTCAGATATTGTAACAATGTTTCCATCAGTGCTTGTGGCCTTCAATGGCTTTTTAAGCAACTTTCTCTGCTCGTATTTACCGATACCACCATACGTTTTTATGATTGGTATTTTACCCTTGGGAACCGTCCTTTTAAAGTCGTCCTTAACCTTCTTTTGAGTCGAGGTAGCACGAAATTTTGTTTTACCTCGATTTGGTATGCGGATAGGCAAATAGCGGTATCCATCCTTGCTTACTCTGGTCTTTTTTGAGCTGGATAATATTGCCAGTCCTATATTAAAAGCCTTGTGGCCTACCTCATACCAGTTTGCATGTTTTGCGAGGTTCTGGATAACGATTTCCCCCGGACGTACGATAATTGATTTGTCCTGTAATAAGCCACTTGCGTACTCTCCTGACTGGTGAGGCGATAATGAAAGCCAGTAGTCACGAACAAATTTTGCTGAGTTGTCCAATGCCCTTCTCATGGTGATATTGGCAAAAAACTCAACTGGCATTTTCATCACAATTTTTACTGCCATCAAATCCTCTGGTTTGAAACCGCTGTTGGATGCGTCATTGCATGAAATTTTTCCATCGTGGTAACGAGGACTTTAACACCATCCTTGTATAGTTTCTGCAACATTTTAGCATGGTGTTTGGCTTCGGATATGTCGTCATAAGCGTGATGATAAGCGACCTTTTGAAAATCTTTTCCGTACATGGAGCAAACTACGAATTGCTCTTTTTTACTTTTTTTTTTCCTGTTGTTGACTGCGACCAATCAACCATCGCTTTAACGAGGTCAGCTCGTGATTTTTTAACTGTTTTTTTCTTTAATAATTCATCACCATAGTGAGTAACAAAATGGCCATTTCCACTCATCATTCCGTCTGATGGAATATGTGGCAAATGTTTTCCTGTCAAATCCTTATACGCCTGCTTATGCTTGTTAGCCATAATAAAATGTTTCATATACAGTTTTTCATGTACAGCTTCACCGTATTTCGGATCACCTGATTCAAGAGATTCGTTATGTTCATTGGATCGTGTCATATGAAATGCATATGCTTTTGCGTGTTTCTGTTCTGTAGATAATGGGGCAGGTTTTGAGGTTTGCTGATTTTGTCCTTGGTTCCTATTTGGAGGAGGTGGCTGTCGTCCTGCTCCTGCTGCTGGCTTTCTGTTGTACCTTGCCATTGCTGCTGGTGAGTATTGAGTAGCCTTATTGATAGCATCACTCAACATGTCTCGGGATTTTTTTACCGTATTTCCCATCCTTCTTTTGTTTGTAGTAACCATTTTATCCAAAAGCTCCTTTTTTTGTTCAGGAGTATTAAGCCCCATTTTACGACTAATACCAGCTAAATGTTCTTTAGCGTGAGCTGTTGGGTCATTGTGATATTGATGCAATTCATTTCCAATTGGTTTTTGATGCTTTTCAAAATGATGTTGCATAAGTGCTGGAGGAAAAGATAAATCTTTAGATATGTTGTGAGCATGGTCTAAATATTTATTCATGTGAAACTTTGCCGCTTCTGCCAAATCTTTTTTATCATTATTGCTGTAACTTCCGAATTTAGGGTCATGTTTAGGCGATGAAGTAACGAAATGAAATTGCCTAAAATGTTCTACAGCATCATGATATTCTGGATGTTGCGATATTTGATGGTTGTATGTTCCTTCCTTGAATTGCCCTTTTAGTGCCTTATTGATAGCATCACTCAACATGTCTCGGGATGAATTAATTAAATCATTTTTTTTATTATACATTGAAGTCAATCCTCTTACTTTAGGTATTTTTGTTACGAGGCCATTCAACTTTTTTCAAGCGTAGTAATTCATTACCACCAGTAGTCGTTTCGGTAACAGTGGACTTCACGCCATAAATGCCAGACTCAAGCTCCGCTCCTGCTGGAACATGAACGTAGCCTTTGTGCATACCTAATTCTTGTGGGTCTTCATAACCAACCTTCAAAAAGGATTCGCCATTAATTAACTCTTTAATGGTTGCACCTTGTTTAATAAATATGGTTTTGATTCCAACTGGATTGTTTGGAAATGGGCTAATTATTCTCATAATCAATCTCCTGCTAAGTAATAAATTCCCTTAGCAACATCCGTTGTTGAAGGGTTGGTTAATGAAATTGCTGTGAACTCCATATGAAGAACACTTGTTTTTCCGCCTAAAAACTTGAGTAGCTGCGTCTGGCCTAAACTATTCGTTAGTTTAACCTGAATGTCAGCATAGGGTTTTAATACCAGCACTTTTGCAAGCGCAACAGTACCCATACCTAAATCGAGGTTTCCGCCAGATATAGCCATAGTGTATCGACCATGACTTGATTCGCTGTAATCCGAAAAGCTAAGTTGTTCAGCTACTAACTGAAATTCTTTCTCGGTAAGTGCAGCTCCAGCTTGCGAAGGATTCCTTGCAGCTTGAAATGACAATGTTTGCGTGATTAAAATGTCGCCCATCTTATCCCCCGTTTGCTAAACAAATGGCCCTCGACCTTTAGGTGAATTGTAAGTCGAAGGAACCGCTAAGTCGATTGCTCCACGCTCTCGTGATGACAACGCCCTATCCAGCCTCACCGCCTGACAATTAAAAGGATACACCACATCGGTCGTCAATATCTTGGGTTCAACAATCGTATCATCATGCGATACTCGCAACATTGGCTTAACTGTTTCCTCCATCACCATGTACTCAGGACGAGCTTTATATCGCAAGCTGTACTTTGTACCTACTGGTAAAGGTCGCAAGAAAATAATCCTACGTTGTGTTGCGTCGAACTGCCAATCGGTTTTTGCAAGCATTTCAGCTTGAACCCTGCCTGAAGAATAAACAGCAACATCCTCAACGCAAATCACATCACGAAACCGCAATGCTTCTGCTGTAGAACCGTCAGTTAATGTTGATCCCAAAACGTGGTTTTCGTCGTTGATAACTTCGATGTCAGCGCATACCTGAATGATGTCGCCATCACCCGGAATAACACCCGGCAAGAACGTAATTGAAACGCTCCCTGCGTAGTATTTCCCACCCACACCGTCTTTCTTTGTCGTTGACCTTGAATGTACCTGCGCCCTACGAAAAATCGGCTCCTGCTGCCATGCTTGATGAAACCAGCCTAACCCTCTGCATGAATGACATGCTGGATTAGGTTGACCAGTTTCAGGCATGGTGCATGGACAACGCATCGCTCTCCAGTACCGTATTGATACTGAATGTTGCTCGATAAAATCCTTAATTATGCCAGCATCCAGTTGTGGATACCGAACATAACCAGCGGTTTTATTTGCGCCCGGACGAATAGAGAACATTTATTAGGCTTTCAACACTGTGACGACAATTACGGAACCAGCACCCGGAGCAGCACTCCAAACACCAGTAAGAGCGTCAACAGCCTGAGTATTGTAACCCAACAATGGAAGGCTATTTGCACCGGGAACGCTTTGAACTACCGATAAGATAGTGTCAGCAACAGCAAGGCCAGTTACAGTCATTGCTTCGGTTGCGCCAGCTCCAACACCAGCAGCAGAGGTATAAACAACAACTTTGGATGCAGTCAATTTTGCTGCAACATTGCCGTCAAGCTTATTGATTGCTTGCAAAATGGTGTCGCCAACTGCAAGTGCGCCAGCTCCAGAAACAAACCCTGCTATCAACTTCGATGTAACTGCGGCATCTGTGAAAGCTGCGGTTGCCATTTTTGCGCTAAGGTCACTTACCAAGCTCGCAATTTTAGTCTGAGGAATGTTGCTGGGTAATTCACCGACGATAATGCTCAAGGCATTGTCAATCAGCTTAGGCAACATGTCAGGGTCTTGGATATTTGGAGCAGCCCTGCGTAAACTATTAACCTGTGCATCCGTTAAGTAAACGTAACCTAAAGCAGCCATGATTATCTCCTTTCGTGAGGTAATGTGTTCTAAACCAAGGTTAAACTTAAACTTCTCTCAAAACAATCACTTTGCTACCGAAACCAATTTTCGGCTACAAATCCTTATGGCCTGAAATAACTCATAATCTGTGCTATATTTGCCGTTATCGCTATTGCACCAACAATAACTACTCCGAAAATAACACTGATTATTTTAAAAGCAAAAAATATATCATCTAGGGTTTTTTGTGTAGCTTCTGCAAGTATTTGTACTGTTTCAATATGTGCATTACAGGATGATCGACAAGTTACTTGAATATCCTCTAAATTATCACTTCTTTTCTTGTGTTCCTCAACCGTGGCCGTCAAACGAATTAATGTTTTACCTTGCTCGATTTGCTCATTCAACATGCGTTCATTTTGAACAATCATCATGTCGATTAATGGCTTTAATTCATTCACAATATGCGCTCCAAATCAGAAGAAAGCTACCATTATTCCCTTATAAGTGCGCCTCATGTCAAGTAATCTTTCTTCGGTCAAGTCCTGCTCATATCGTACAGCCAATGCGCCAAACATCGAACGCTCATTGCTCGCCAATAAATTAACGCTTGAACTCAACCCATCCACGCTGGCAGAACGATTCGCAATGCCTCGACTGATTTCCATGCCTATCTGGTCAAGGATATGGCAAGCCGCCCTTTTCATAATCGTATCACAAATATCCCTTGGGATTTGGTCGTTCGCTGATCCGTAGGTATAGTCAACACACCAAAATCCGGGAACCGTATTTGAACCGTTTACTTCGAGCAACATCCATTCCAAGAACTGACCATTTTCATCAATTATGTAGGAGTTTGCACCAGCCTGTGTTGGTCTGATACGGAAAAATCCTGATTTGAACTCGTTACCGTCAATCCATTCATTCGGAACATGATAAACAATTCGCTTGTTATAAACACCAGCTACACGGTTTATTCTGATGATATTGGAATGAGGTAGTCGAACAGTTGCCCACCTGCCTGACGCATTGGAGTATTGAAGTAAGCTACCCTCTTCGTCATAGTCAACATTTAACTGAGGATTACCTGATGCAAATGGTCGTGTCAAAACTCTCATTTGTTTTAAAGGTATGCCAAGCTTTTGTTGCATGAACGATATTGAGTTATCAATAAAATGCTGCAACAAGTTATCTGGTAGGAAATAGTTTTGAATAGCACTACGCACAGGCCATAGGTAAAACCGTTTTAATGCACATGCTGTTAAGTCTGCCAATGTGCAATTAAGTAGCAAGTTGAAGTTAGGAGTACCTGTTGATAACTGTGTCGTTACTAAAACATCGTAACGTAACACTCTCTTTCCTGAACTTGTAAATGGCTCATATTCCCATACATCATGATATGTACCAGTGTGATTCATTATCCCTGCTGGAATGGTTGCTTGGTACGATCCAAGACCAACATGGAATATATCGTTTGGATGTATGAAGTGAATAGGCGCATAATTTTCATCTAATATTCTTACTCCAAACATTTGATGAACGTCGGATATTTGACCACCAAACATGTGACGAAAGCCTAATAAGCACTCCTCGCCTACTAAAGTCTCAAATCTTGTTCCCATTATACACCTGCGCCATTCGATAATAATGTTGTAACATCAGTGATAATTATTGCACGTTCAGCCTTCGCTACATCGTTAATATGGCGTAAATCATCTACTTCTGGAACAAATCCGCTACCTTTTATATCGTTAATAGCGTTCATAATAGTGATTGTATCCACTTCAACAGGAATGGCGTTCTTGATCTGCTCCAAGCTATCAGTGTTGGTATCAAATCCAGTACCAGCCATTGATTGCACAAATGCTGCTGTTGCTCTGCTGGAAATTGTAGCATCAAGGTTATCAAGCCTTGGATCGCTATTTGATACTGTGTCCATTGGTATTGATAACACAGCACTTGCAACACCATTTACGCTTGTTTGAGTTGCCCTCGTGTTCACCAGAGCAAGTATTGCGTCCTGCTTTGTTTGAGTTGCATCACCAAAATCAAGTGCATCCACGCTCTCCTGAATTTGAGTCAACTGAACTGGGGTTGATGCAAAATCAGCCGTTGAAAGCCTTGAACCCACAGCCACATCAAGCCTGTCAATTCGAGAGTCATTCGTAAGCAATGGATTGGTTGGTATCAATGCGAGGTCAACAGCGATTGCGTCCACGCTGCTCTGTGATGCTTTGCTTGCTGCTTCGGCCTGTGCGGATGCTGCATTGGCTGCTGCATTGTCTGCTGACAACTTAGCATCGGTTGCCTTGCTGGTTATTTGAACCAAGCTATGCTGTGCCGAGTTAAATCCTGCGCCCTTCACTTGCAACAAATCTGCCAGAATCGGTGCAGTATCCAATCCTACCGCTACCGCATCACTGATTTTTTCCAAGGTATCTGTGGTTGGATTAAAGCCAGCTCCCTTGATGCTATTCACATTGCTTTCGGTTGCCCTTGTGCTAATTGCTGCGTCAAGGTTTGCTAGTCTCAAATCGGTAGTTAGTGCTGGATTAGTTGGAATAAGCCCGACTGCGCTCTGTACTGCGTTGACGCTACCTTGCGATGCTTTACCTGCTAAGGATGCCAAAATAGCAACCTGATTGCTTGCACTTGCATCACCTGCGAAGGCTGGCAATGAATCTACTTTGGTTCTGACTGCTTTGAGGGAGTCAGTTGCCGTATTAAATCCTGCACCTTTTGTTTCGTCCAGTGACGCTTGGGAGGCTCTACTACTAACAGCCGCATCAAGTCGTACTCCATACGTTCCTGCACCGACATGTCCTGCGGAGCTTTCATCCCATACTCCACTCGCAATAGCGGATACAGACGGGGCATTGATAAGGTCGTTGAGTTTTCTTCCGGTTGTTCCTGCGATTCCATGAGCTGCTATCCCTTCATCCCAAACAGCGTCAGCAATATCAGCCGCCGTTGGTGCAGTAATAGGTGTTGCCCTCGAAGAAACCGATGCGTCGAGGTTATCAAGGTTTGCTGCCCTTGGTGCCGTAATTCTAAGTTCAAGAGCATTGGAGTCAGCAAGGATATCGTCAGCCGTGGTTTGTTGCGCTCTTGTTGAAACAACAACATCCAATCGTGCAAGGTTATCAAGCAATGCTGCTCGTCCTGCGGTAACAGCTCCTTGGTTCGCACTACCGAAAGAACCACCTGCAACGTGCGATGCTCGTGCAGCATCCCAAACTGAATTTTCAATGGCTGGTGCATTAGTCTGGTTGATTACTTGATCGACTTTAAGCTCAATATTGCCAAGGTCGATAACAATCCCAGCAAGGTCAGCCTGTGTTGCTCTCGAAGTAATTTTGTCGTCCAGTACCTCACCAAAGGAGCCAACTGCAACGTGGCTTAAACGGGTTTCATCCCATACCGCAGCAGCTACCACCGCTGGGCTTGCACCAGCAGCAGAATCACTTAAACTTTTACCTACGCTACCAACAGCAACGTGGTCGATTTGTGCTTCATCCCAAACCTTATTTACAATAGAGTCCTCGGATGCAGTTGAAACCCCAAACCCCGTTTTGTCTGAAACCACTTGCGAGTTGGCATTTACATTTCCTGCCGTAAAACTCAACAAATCGGTTTGTGCTTTTACTGCATTAACTTTTGTTTCAATAGTGTCAGTCTTAGCTTTTACCTCAGCTATATCCAACACTACGGATGCCGTAAATGGCACTCCAAGTTTGGTGTTTACATTACTGATGGCTGAAAGTGCAGAATTGGATCGAGCATTGGCATTTGCCTCGGTTTCTACTGCCGATACCTTCCCGTCCAAATACTCGCCAAATGTTCCTGCCGATGTGTGCATCGACTTCGCCTCATCCCAGACTGCCGCTGCATTTTGAGTTGCTGAAGGTACTGAGCTGAGTTGTGCTGCACTTGCTCTTGTCGAGATTGGAACGTCAACACGTTGCCCAAATGAACCGCTCGCACTATGGCCAAGCACAGGCGCATCCCAAACAGCCGAAGCAATATCCACAGTAACAGCACGACTAGAGATTGGAGCATCAAGGTAATCCAATTTTGCTGCTCGTGCTGGTGTAAGTCGGGCGTTAAGTGCCTGTGTATCATTGCTGATTGCAGGTAAGAGGTTTGTGTCGCCAGCGATGTGCAAAATAGCATTACCGAGGGCAGCATTTCGATTTCCTGCTGCGACATCTGATTCCCTTGAACTGATTGCTGCATCGAAGAACTCCCCAAAACTTCCTACTGGTTGATTGCCAGCTCTTGCCAGCTTCCATACCGCTGTAGCGATTGCGGCTACATCAACAATATCATTAACGTCAAACGTATCACTTGAACGGCCATATCTTGATGGAATTGTGTGTGCAGGATCATCATAAACAACCATCACTACAACATATCGACCATCAGGAACATTGACACCTAAATTGGAATAAAGACCTTGCCCAACATAGGTAAGTTGTGCAGGACTACCAACTATTTCAGTCATAAAGCTATTATAAATGTATGCCAATGGATATTTGCTCGCATTACCATCGGTAAGTAATACATTTAAGACTAAGTTTGAACCGCTAGGAATACGGAAATAGGACATACATTCACCTCATTTGGCATTTGTGCTTAGATAGACAACCTTGAATCTTTTACAGTATCGCCCATCATCAGGAAACATTGTATCGACTCCCCAGACTTTCCTACAAGGTATTGGATTGAAACCAAATGCCTTTTTGTAAGCCAATCCCAAAAGCTCTATGCAGTAAACTTTTTTATTCGTAAGCCATAGCTGGTAGTCATAACCCCAATGCAAAAATTTTGATGCTGCTGTAGTTAGTCGCCATGTTTCCTCTGGCATCAAATTTTCATCACGCATAAGCGCAACGTAACAGTGATGTTCCAAAAACGTCCTCAATGGGGTTTCTGTGCATACCGGATCAACAGCTTCATACACACCTCCACATGAACTAATCATTGCAGCATGTTTGTACCAGCCGGGAATAAATAAGTTTGTGAGAGTCAAATGATTGCGACTATAAATCGTGTCACCGGGTTTTACTAACCGAATAATGTTTTCAATATCTTCTTTTGTTATTTCGTGTTTTTCACACTTAATATGCACTTTGCCGATTACACGAGTTAAAGGTTCAAATGCAAACAATAAGTGATAACGAAAAGATGCTAAGAAATTCATAACCACCTCATAATGTTTCAGATAAAGGCCGTCCTAAATACAACTCTATCTTATTAACTATGTACAAAAGTCTTGCATCAGTTATGTAAACTCCATCTTTATTTTCTTCTGGTGTTGCTTTTAATACCGTAATAGCATCGTATAGGGAGCCTGTGAATAAACACTCCGTTGCATCCCTAAGTACATTTCTTACAAACGTAGTCATGCCAGCTTGAGTAATTCCTAGTGTGATATTTTCAGTAATAACTTGATTGATTATATCTTGTCCAAAATTCCTAGCTGGTATTAGGACGTGTTGTAAAATATATTCTTCTTGCGATGGAGCTGCTGAATGGTTTGTCACTATATTAGTAAGTATTGTTATTTCGTTCTCGGATAATTCCTCTGTGAAATAGATTTTCAACTCACTCCCATAAACACTTGTTCGGTCAAATTTAATACCTATTGAATTATTTTTTATTTCTGAATCAAACTTATCTACATTTATTGCTGCTTTTGTATAAGGATAAAAAATCATACTGGTGCTCCTAGTCGTATCATAATTAATGTTCTCGAATTTACAGTTAGCGACCCAGTATTAGCACAAGAAACCCTTATGTCAAGCGTATCCGTGCCGTTAAACGACAAAATATCCATCATCGAATCTATCATTGTTTGATTTGAATGTGCCGTGTCTTGGAAACGCTCAGAGCCAGATTCTATGACTGCATTTTTAAAAAACGCCCACCAATGTGATTTTGGTGTAGTTGTATAGTATACAGATGCGTTATACCACAGTGCATATTGACCTGCCTGTGGGGTTACGGTAAACCCTGTAATCAGTTCGTAGGTTGGATATCTTGCACTAGAAACAAACGGAGTTGCTGAATCTATGTTGTAATTGATAACTCCTGATGCTATTGACGATAATAATATTTGCCAATACGTCCATGTTCCAGCGGCATTGGGATTTAATCGCAGAGTTGTTTGTGCATTTGATAGTCTATCCAAAATAAATAACAAATTACCAGCGCCATCTTTAACGGACACTGTTTGGTTTGTTGTATTTATTATTTCGTGTTTCCAGGTCAGTTGTACTTCATTAGCAGGTTGAAGCTGGATAGAAAACCCCGTTGCCGTTCCTGTTAAGAACTGAACTCTAGGAGAGGTTGCAGTTAATACCTTGGTTCCATTTAAAGTTGTCGCTGTGGTTTCACTTAGATTGCGATGTGACAGTTCCTCAAATGCAGACTGAGCATCCTTAGCAATAAATCCATTTGCGGCATTATCAAACTCTATTCGTAATGCGTCTTCTGCACTCATGGGAACCTCATAAAAAAAACCCCACAAGAGGCAATTAAGCTGGTCTGTGGGGTAACTATCAGCCAGTCAAATGTTACTTGTTAAACTGTAACATTCTGTAGTCTACAAACATAGACTCGGAGCTGCGAGGAGGAGTGTTCAAGCGGTTGCTGTCGCCCGGTATGATTCGAAGCGCAATGAACTTGAATCCGGTTGCAGAAAATGCATTCTCAAACACTTGCTCGATTTCTGCATAGTCATAAGTTCCATTATCCAAACCACCAGCCATTGCGGTTGCAGATAGAGCCGCAGGAAAGCCAGTTCCGTCGTCACCCCAGATTGCCTGCATTACGAATTTTGCAGTCGCACTAGCATTGATAGCCTCTGCGATTAATTGTGCGCTAGAAGCTCCACCATCGTTATTTACCGTGACAGTAAATCCAGAGGCGTAGTTTCCGGTTACAACAGGAACAGGAGCACCGGCAGCAGTTGTGATTGCCAACTTGCAGGCATTGCCTTTAAGTCCGAGAACCATACTGTGTACGGTTATTGCAGCATCGGTTGCACCGTGAGTATAGGATGCCCTCGTTCCGGCAGTACCAAGTGCCTTCCTATTTCCGTCCATATAAAACTTGGAAGAGCCTTGTTTGAACAGATTTGCAAACATAAATACAGTTTGTTTTCCATCGCCTAATCCAAGTCCTTCGTTCTCGATTGGTTTGTCAATATTATCGACATAACCCATGACTCGCATAGCTGCTTCGTTGACAGATACACCAGTCAACACAACTGTTGGATTGGTAATGCCGGCAATCGAAGGATTGGTTGTCAGCATTATGTATGCTTTATTGGCGGTATCATCGGCCTGTGTAGAAACAGAATCAATGGTTACTCCGATAACAGGCACGCCAACAGTACCAACAACATCAACAGTATCTCCAGCTTTGTAGTAGGAAATATCGGCAACAAACATTTTAAGTTTTGTTCCACCAACAACTACGCTGCTTAAAACTGGTTCTATTCTCTCAAAATTCATTGCACTAGCGGTAGTGGCACGATGATAAAGTCTGTCGATTGCTTCTTGTCCGTCATCTATTGGAACGCACACAACTTTTTGTGCAACTCCAACACCGCCTGTGGTGTCTATTGCTGCTGTAAATACAAGTGACACGTTAGCAACAATAGCTGCAATCGTTGCGCCAGTTACCAATGTCGATAAAATGTTATCTTCTGCATCTACGTCAACAACATTGACGACATCGCCAGCCTTGTAGTATCCGGTAAATGCCATTGGCTGTACTGCACTATTTACAGGTACAGTAATCGTTTCCCATGCCTTAAACTCTGTCCTGACTAAATCTAGTTGTCCCATAATTAGTTACCCCCTTTGGTATTGAACGTAATCCGTTTCCTATAGTTCACTGTAAGAGATTCCCGTTGCTTAGGAGGTTTATTCAACCTATGCGATAGCATCGGCTCTACCCTTATTGTAAACCCTTTGTTATCCAAATGAACATCAAAATCACGATTTGGGTCAGTTGGCTTACCTATCAATGACATACCTGACAGGAAAACTTCGAGAGTTCCTGCCACAAATTCAAATTCAGTTGCGAATGTCAAATTTATGCTATTTTTAAGCCCTATGGGATACTCTCTGATTACAGGTATCCCATGTATCGAAAAATACTCTTCGAGCACCTGCTGAACGTTTCTCTTGTCAATATCAGTGATTGTAGCTGGGATGGTTCCATTCAAATACGCCAAGGCAAATTGGATTTCTGCCGCTGAATGAATCAGTGCTGCGTGGCAACTAAAAATTTCCTCATCGCAACATCCACTCATTATGCCACCTGCAAGGAATCGTTAATTTCGACTAAATCAAAAGGATCAACTGTCTGATACACAAAATCTCTCACTACTTTTACATCGACTGGCAATGTAGCTGAAGTTTGAACTGAGTGCCATTCCTCTTTGACAATTCGCCTTACGCCGTTAATTTCATCCCAAGTCAAATCTCTTTTTACGTCCTCCGCTGACATTATTTTGCATTTAGTACCTTCCACCGTAACAACAGATGTTGCTTCTGTTTCATTACTAATTGTTGAACCGAACATCCTGCCGCCACTCATGGTTTACCTCATGCAAGTTGTTGGCCTATAGTAACAAGATACTTGGCTGGTGACTGTTTTACACAGTGAAAATAAATATAATTCACTGTAGTTGTTTTGTACTTTCCTGAAATAACAATACATTCTGCTGGAAGGTTAAGCACAAATCCAGCAGGTGTTAATTCCAACACGACGACTTTACCTTGCACTGGATTAGTAATCACCAATGTTTTATTACTAATCAATGTTTTAGTAAGTAATTCAGATTCAGAATAGTCAAGCGTATCGCCAATTAGTACAGCACTATCCGATTCAACTGTTTCAAATGTTCCAGTTCTGTTAGGCAATTTTAAGGATATATCATCAGTATGTTGTGATGTTATCGTTACCTTTTTACCTGCTGTCGCACCAGTCAAATCAAATTTTAATTCTGTCGTTTCATCAGTGCCGTGGAACACCGAAAAAGTGTTATCCGGTACTTTAATTAAAATTAATTCTGCCTCACTCATAACTGCTCCCTACTACAAAAAAAGCCTCACACTTGGCGAGGCTTCATTTGCTCTTGCTTGAAAGCTAATCAACCCTGCTTTTGTAGGATAGCCTTAATCAGCTCATCTTTCGAGCTGCGTGATAGCTTCGATATGCCAAGTTGGGCTGCAACAGCTTTGACCTGCTCTATACCCATTGAGTTAAGCACCCCTGCGCTCATTGCTGGTGTACTAAATTCAACTCGGTCATCAACATTTTTTTCCTCTGCCCTTAAAAATTCCTGTTGTGGCTTATGCACAGGAGGAACAAATTCTTCTTCCTGTTGTTGATTTGCAAAACGCCATTTTGAACTCATTCCAAATCCAGCATCGGATAAATCCTTGCCAAAGTTATCAGAAGAAAGACCTAATTCTTTTACGTTCCATTTACCCACGTCAGTTCTCCTTATCATTTAAACAAAAAAAAGGAAGGCTTGCGTTTCGCCCTCCTTTTTTACAGCATTTAATGCTTAGTATACTCGGTCAATAAGGGATTTTTTCTGCTCGTTCCCTCCAACGTTTATCCACACGACGTTTGCGAATGGTTTTGGTACTTGCGGCGCAAGCACATTTGCAAACAATTTATTGGAGAACAGCCAGCCAAGTTTAGCAAGGTCAAACTCGAATAGGCCAGTCAACTGAGCAATAGCAGCAGCAGATCGTCCTTCCTCATATTCATTGCGTGAGTCAGCAGGAGGTTGGCCAAGGTCAAGAGCTTCAGCATTAGGCGACCATACATCACCGCCCCAGCACCAAGTAGTTCCGGGAATCATTTGGTCGTCATCAACGAAGGTGATTGGAGTTGTATTACCTAGAGAAGCACCGTTTGGAATTTCAAATATGAACATTGGCTCTCTACTTTTTGGTTCCATAAACGAACCAACTTGGCCGAGGTCAAGGTTATATCCACGATAAACTCTGAATGAGGTTTCATCACCACGAGGAGTGATAGTCAACTCAATAGTTTTACCAACAGTTGCATTTACTGGAGCCGAAGTGTTGGAGTATAGAGACTCACCAACATCATTTACTGCTGTGACAATGTATGTCATGCCAGTAAGACGTTCGCCAGTTGTAGCAAATTTTCCTACGCCAGCGATATTGACTGCTGGTTGGGTAATGGAGCCTGCGCCCATGCCGCCAAACACAAGAGCCATTGGTGCGCCTTCGATCAATGCGCCGTTTGCAGTACCAGTTTTAACCAACGTAGAAAGAGCATTTTCACGGCGGAAATACACGATTTCGCCCTGTACTCTCATTCCGTCAATACTGTTACCAACAATCATTCCTTGAGTCGAAGCTTGAGGAGCGATCATAAAGCGAGCGGCTGGATCGAGGTTGTTCTCGATAGTTTCCAATACTTCAGGAGCCATATAAATACGGCGAAGTATGGAGTTGCGCTTGCTTAGGCCAACTGCCTGAGAACGAATTTGCTGTGGCAACAATGGCTGTCCACGCATATCAATAAAGATGTCGCTGTTGCTGAAAAACGTGGTTGCAGAAGGAGATTTTGTCAACTCGTCGATGAGTTGGAAAAACCCTTTAAATTGGTTGTTGTCAAGCGTACAGCGAGTATCACTTGCGTACATATCGGTATTGAGCATGTACATTAACAAGCGACGAACAGCCATATCGTTTGCAGAAGCAATGGTTGGTTGCCCCATAGCACGAATGGTATTCTGGAGTACAGTTAAGCCCTGTACGGATGAAGTTTTACCATAAAGCTTCAGATTTACTACTTTCTTAGTACCGCCAATGTTTGCACTGGTAGGTAAACTGTTAGCAGCAAATGATGCCTTAGCCTTGTGGTTTCCGTAGGTGTCTACGATGGTAAATTCATGTGCAACCTGTCCAGCTTGAACACGAGGCAAATCCTTTAACAACGACATCTGCGCTTTATCACGTTCGGAATACAGTTGAACGTAGGCTTCGTCTTCCAACGATTCCTTCATAAATGGAGCGATGGATGCTCCAGTAGCACTGTCAACGGACAGGGCTTTTCTAACCAAGTCCATTATTTGGGACTCTGAAAAATTGCTCATGTGTGACTCCTTATTAAGTCCTAAGTAATTACTTCCCTGTCAATTATTTCTTAACGCCAGTTACACAGCTTAGGTCGCCAGTATGACGAGCTTGCAGCCATTGCGCCTTAGTAATTTCACCCTTTAGTACAGCTTTTTGCAATAGGTCAGCATCAGCCTTGGTCAGAGTAGATTCACTTTTAGCAACAGTGTCACCGCTGTTTGGATTAATCATGCCAGCCATGAATGGAACTCCGGGCATTTTTTGCACAGACTTCATCAAGTCGCAGCTAACTACCATTGATTTTTTTATTTCCTTGTTTTCGTTCACGAGGAACATCAAGGCTTTTGCCATAGTCTCTTGAAGCTTATCCTTGCGAGGATCAGCTAGGTCAGCAACAATGTTTCCAAATATTGCTTGGCCTTTCATAAGCATATTCATGGATTTTGCGATTCTCTCCATGCGTCCACCGAGGAAATCAACAGCTTCGCCGAGGTTTTTCATAAACTCAGTTGCGTCAACTTCTTCGTCAACCAACATAGCCTTTTTAACATTTTTTTTGCCGAAAAATGCTGGCTTGTCATCTTCGTCTTCGTCATCATCGGAATCATTGTCATCATCACAATTCGATGCTTTTTTGACGTATTTCTTGGTGTCAGGATAGTTGCCGCCTGACTTAACAGGATTTTCAGCAGGATCGTCCTCTTCATCCAATAAATCCTCGTCACCCTTCACTTGGTCAGCAGTCAAATCGGACTGATTACGTCCTTTTTTCTTGCCACCCTTTGCTACGCTGTCGGAACCTTCCGACACTGGAGCAATGGAATTTTCCAATTCCTGTGATAACTCTTCAAATATATCCATAATTCCTCCTACTTACGCCCGTATTTATTACGGAGAAAGTTCCAAACAAATGACTCAGCCTCAAAACGATCAAAGCCTTTTTTAAGCATTAATCTGTCTCTCAACTTCCTCGCTAAAACGCTTACATCATCATGTGAGCCTTCCAAATCTTCTTTCATTACTGGTTGTGCATTGGTAACGCTTAACGATTTTTCAACGCTATCGTACCAGCGATCCGCAGTAAGTATTTCAGATTTTCCAGCTAAACTCTTTGCTAACATATCCACATTAGTTCCACCGTTTATAGGCTGGAAAGTTAATGCGATATTATAAATTGTAGCCTTCTTAACATAGTGGCCGCATGGACTACGTTCAACAACTTTACCTTCAACTGACTGGCAAAGTCCTTTATTCATCCCTGCTTTTTTCAATGCGTTGTGTTGCTCTACAATTTGATCGGTCGTATAAGTCATGCCGTTGTGAGTCATGGCAGTCAAACCGCCCAGTATTTCGCCTTGGCTCTTCCAAACTTTATCGTCGAACCAAGCCTTTTTTCCTACTGGTACGCCAACCATTGCAAAAGGAATGTGATTCCAGTTGAACTCTCCCATATCCATGAAAGGTGCGAAATCCAGTCCTTTTTGGATCAGGGTTTCGCCTTCAATATCCCTGTCCTCAGTGGAACAGACACCTTGAAATGGATAAACAACAGCACCATTTTTGTTTTGAGCTTTGAGTAAGTTCATTTCGATACCGCCGAACAACGCCCGAAAGCTGCCGTCAGAACGTACCATGAAGCTATTTTCGTTATGCTCGATGCTAATGCTCATGCTTGATCCCCCTCTTCTATCCATTTTGACTAATGTAGTAGGATAAAAACAAGGTAGTGAACGAAAAACATTGTAAGTGGTGCTAGTGATTAGAATGGAGGCAACGCTTGTTTCCTATTTCCATTCATATCTTAGCTCCTTAACATGGCCCTTCAAGCGTACCTTTTGAGCCTAGTGGTGGTTTCCAATCGTCCAATATAACAGGTTCATCCCAGTTCTCATTGTTGGCTTCCGCTACCCAATCAGGGTTATTCGTGCCTTCAAATGGAGTTCCTTTATCAGCCCGTTCGTGAACATTAAGCTTCTCAGCTGATATTGTATGGTTAAATTCATTTTCATGCTTTGCTATTTCATTTACTTGGTCTGGATTGACCTTGCGTAGCGAACACCAGTGATTAGGGCCACTAAACACGCAGCCAGCGCATGAACATCTGCCCCAACCTAATTTGTAACATGGATGAGGATTTATTTTGTGTTCAGCTATTTTTGCCCAAACTTCTTGAGTAGTCCACTTGTGTACTGGGCGATAATGGTCAATATGCCTTTGCAGCTTACCTTCTCGTGCATCATTGTCGTGACGTTCAAGCTCCTCGTATTCACCTCGCCCTTGGCTTTCCTGCCATCGTTCGCCAGTGATATACAAGGTCTTCTTGTTTTCAAATCGTGGCTGGTTATTGATTGCGAGCCTTGCCACATCAATTTTCAATGAGCCAGTACACCAGCGACCCTTACGCATATCTGCCACAGCCGCAGGGAATTTCCTTCGAGTTTGGACTTTTGATTTTACGCCACCACGGATAATTGCTTGTGTCTTGCCGTTTTCATCCTCTATTTCAATGATACAAGGATTACTTTGTTTATTTTCCTTCAACAACTCAGCCTTAAATCCACCAATACGTCTTGATGCAAAATATTTAATACCCAGTGCTTTTGCTACAGCCTTGCAATAGCTGGGTGTGCATTTCCAATCCATGAAGGTGTGATTTGGTTCGTCTATTTCGTGATGCCACAGCTCGATTTTTTCCCTTGGACATCCGGTATCTATCAAGTGAAGTAATGCAGCCAAGCTATCCTTGCCACCACTAAACATCACAAGTATATGGTCATATTTCGAGTAGTCTAGCGTCGGTACTTGAGTTGGTGGAGGCTGGCATTGTGAGCGAGGCTTGCCTTTTATTTTGAATGTTTTTGCCGTAACTACCACTTTATTAGGTTCTGCAACTGCCTCCCAATCCTTATCACCAACCTTTTGAAACTCACCCTGCTTACGATGAGTAATGGTTCCTATTGGTCTACCAACTCGTGATTTGAACAGGAATCTAAACATAATTTAATCCTTGTCAGGCATGTGAGGTAGTCCACGGACTTTCTTAGGCTTCAAAATATGGTGGATTACGAACTTCATTTTTTTAACAAATGTTGGACGCTGAAAAGCCTTAGCAATCCCTCTGCCTGTGCGCTTTTGCAACAACTGGTGCATTTTTTTACAGCACTCACAGTTTTCCTCTGTGCAGTTTTTCAAGTGTTCATGGGCTGATAATAATATCGCTTTATGATTTGCAGCTTCGTGTGGATTCTGAGGCAAATGCATCATTCCTTCATGGAACATTGCTGCTCCATTACTTCGGTGATATTCGTCACATTCAGCCTTTTTCACCATGCCAATCATGCGCCACTCTGAACATTTGCAGTTGGTATGGACTGCGCCTTTAAGGTGGTCAGGAACCATACCAGCAGCCCACACACGAGGACTCTTAGGCGATCCAAAGGCATGTAGGCAAGCTTCGCAAGCATCACCAGTTATCCGAACCACCTGCGCCCGTCTGCCATATTTTTCGATAATGGCATCAAACGATTGGGTAGCATTGGCATCAGTCAGCTCAGTACGAGCTACTGACTTCCAATTTCGGGTGTCTCGCTTCGTAGGAGTGTTTGCGAGTCGCTTGAGTTGGCCTGATAGGTACTCCATAGTCCAGTGCTTATCTCGTGCTTGTTGCACAAGGTCAGCAACCTTTTCCTTGCGATGCTCGCCCATATGCGTGATTTTCTCTATCGGCATCCAAACCTCCTCATCAACATTTTGGACTGCAACTTGAACGCAACAACATTATTTCCCGAAGCTTTATCCATGATTGATTTTCTTATTGCGCCCTTGCTTTGCATTGGTACTTCGATAAAGGATAACTTTTTCTTGGGTCGAGTGTATGCCACATACTCAACATTTCGTTCCTGCTGGACTTGATCGGGAGTTTTCGCACGACCTCGTGCTTTATCAAACAAGTCTCTATTCAAAATATAAACATTATCAGCCTCAAGCCCTTTGCACTTGTGGACACTGGATAAACGAACAATTCCCTTGGTGTTTTCTTCGGCAAACATAGTTTCAATTTCCGCAACAATACCTTCAGGTGTTCCAGCTTTTGTATTGTCGATAAAAGTCATCACTGACTCATATCTGTCATCAATATGGTCAACGGATGCATCCTCATGTTTACGTTTAATTTTCGCCTTTTCATGGTCAGCCCATGTATCAAGCTTGTTTACTAATTCAGGTATTGTTCTGGCTTTTAATTTCCTAATTAGTGATGCAATTCCTTTACCAATATCCCTACCTAACATTTTGCAAGGTATTCTGTCTTTCAATAACGAATAGGTTAGCTTGACTAATGGAGCATTGTTACGACAAATAATCATATCATTTGGTAAAAAATCACCATTTTTAAAACCAACACCTTTTTCTTCGGTAACACCTTCAATGGCCCACGGCGCAACTTCAATGTGTCGTACCAATGGTTTCGCATATTCATTAATTACGCTCTTAGGACAGCGATAACATATGGACAGCGGTATTTCAGTTGCATTAAATGTTTTTACAGCCCTACTAATTCCTTTTGTATCAGCACCACTAAATCCATAAATACTCTGATAAGGATCGCCTACTCCAATAAACCTACCATTAGGAGCAAGCATTTTTGTTAATAACTTATGTTGTAATGAATTTAGGTCTTGGCAATTATGTACCAATATTCCATTAGCGTAAAAGTTATGATTATCTTCTATGGTTAAGTCGTAAACATAATAATCTTTTAATGTATATGGTTCAACTGATTCAACAATACCTTCAGTCGGACAATCATCACCATCTATGCACATATTCATTTCTTGTGCAATTTTTTCAGCATTACTAAAAGCAAAACTATTACTGTACCGATATACTTTCCATCCTATTGATTGAAGGAACTCTTCTTTCTTTTTATCCTGTTCCTTACGCATGTTGTGTCTTCCACCATCAACTTCAATAGCAATCATTCTATCTGGATTAGCTATGTCAACTTTATATGCTGTTGGATAGCCGAGTCCTTTTTTAACCTTTGTAGGAATAGCATATTCAGCAATCCATCCTTCTCCTAATTCATCAAGTAGTACTTGCTGAGGAATGGTCAGTCCTGTTCCATTTCCACCTCTAATATTTTCAGTAATTGTACCTCTCCAATTACTCCTTTCCTGAAATTCAGGAGTTTCATTTTTACTACTCATTATTTCAGATAGCTTTTTCTTTCCTTCAGCACCAATTTTAAATGCTTGAGTTGTAGCAGCCAATGATTCAACTTGCATTTTCATTCCCGGATTTACTAATCCAGCTTCAATCCATTCTTCATTAGCCCAAACTTTATGGTCAGTAGTGCAAACAAGTATATTGGTTTTGTTGTTATGCCCAATACGTTCACGACCATTTTCTATCCATTTATACTCTTTTCTCCATTTTACCCTAATCCTAACCAATGGTTTCCTATTTAATGTTTTACTCCACTTGGTTATTTTTTTAGTTTCTTGTTCTCCAGTTTCAGTATTATATGTAATCACTTTACCAGTAATATGCTCATCAACAATTTGTCCTATCGGCAAACTACTTCCATCTGCCATTAAAATTGGAGTTTGATAAGGCAAACATTCATCACAAAACAAAAATTTGTATTGTGGCATTTTAATGTTATTTATCAATGGTAAATAAATCATATCGGCAAAATCCACGACATCGTGATGTTTGTTACTTTCTGTTAATATTGCTCGTGCATTTTCAATGATCGTATCGTCATCAAAATCTTCGGAAAAATCAATGTTGAAATTTTGCATTAAATGTATCCAATTTTCCGGTGTATCTTCCATAATTCCATTTTTGTTTCCCGGAACCAATCCATGTATTTTTGCCTTTTGAACCAAATCGCTTAGTGCAAATTTCATTGACATGTCTTTAGGACTTAATCTTTCACTTATCAGGTTCAATACCTTGTAATTATCAACTTGAACTTTACCAGCAAATGAACGCCATGCTGCAAATCCCTCAGCGTGCATTGTCTTGGCTGGCAATCCTCGTGAACTTAATTCAGTTTCAATATGTTTGTTAAATGCTAAAAATCTTGTGTTCATTTTGTCTTCTGGACTTAACAAATCAAATGCCATTTCAATGGTACTGGATTTACCGCTTCCCGAAACAGCATCTACTAAGCAATTTCCCTTGCCATATTTAATGAATTTGAACACGGCCATCTGGTACTTGCTAGGAGTCCTGCCATCGAGCTTTGGTATTAGTTTAAGGTCAACGTCAGGCAATGCTTCTACCTCGGCTGGGATTGGCGTTTTCGAGGTATTTTCAGTGGTAATTGCCTGTGCGATGGTCTTGGGTTGCATTTCCTTTGCGGTAGGCTCAGGGTCGGCAACAACCTCGTTTGCAGTTGCGGCACTCTCATCTAACTTCGCTATCGTAGTATTCACTTGTCGTTCCCCTTCGTGCGTTCCATGAACATCGCAATGACTTTCTTTCGTTCCACCGGATGTACTGGATACTTGCTAAAAATATCGTCAAACTTCGCATCCAATGCGTGTTTGTTTTCTGGTTGCAAATAAACGTCAAGGTATTTGTTCCGCAGGAGTTCGTCAACTATTTTGTTCAAATAGTTTTCATTGTGGATTGGCACTAATTCCCATTTCTTCACTTCCTCGTCGGTTAGCTCGTGGTCGTACTCCACTACACCGTGACGAATCATTGCGTCCTTGTCTTCCATTTTTTCATCAGGATTGTAGCTGATATATCCGGGCTTAACTGCACCTACTCCAGCAGGTCGTAATCGCATACCGTATTTAAAAGTTTTCTGTGTAGGTATTACCGATGTTTCAGGCAAGCCTCGCACTGGTTTGGGAGCTGGAGGTTCAGCGATGCCTCTGGTTGCAATCGGCGTAGGTTCGGATGGTGGAGGAGCAAATGGTTTGTGCGCTGCGGTGATGCCTCTGGATACTGGTTTGGGTTCAGCACTTAAACTGGGTTTAACTTCCACAGGCACATGCTTGGCCTCAGCTCTCATCTTGGCAACCACAGCCTCAACCATAGCCACATGGTCAGCATCAGGAGCTTCACCGTAGGTTTTTTTCCACTCTCGCCAATACTTTTTATTGTCACCATGATGAAACAACGCATGAATATCCTCAAGCGTTTCATCCTTAACCTGATTCTTGGTTTCCTCGTCAGCGTCAGCCCAGCCTTCGATGTTCAGCTTGTTCAGCTCGTGGTCAAGCTCTTTGGCAGGATCAACCTTCGTGGATGCGTGGGTGTAGTTCGGTAGGTGTTTCCACTCACCACCAATTTTTTGATACCAACCATCGGCTCTGCGAACGATTGTACCTGCTGGGAGTTCCTTGGCCTTCATCACGATGCCACGATTTGCTGGTTTGCCAAAAGTAAATTTCATCGGTTGCTCCTGACGCTAACAAGGTTCCAGAAAAAAAACGGAAGGGCTGATATGGTTTTTATTTGCCTTGCATTTTTGACCTTACATTTGCCTGTGTATTTCCGGTTTCTTTACCTATTTTCCATTCTAATTCAAATATTGCCGTACCTTCACGATTGTATCGGTTCATATCGCTCATGGTGGAATTTGGCCTCATAACTGTTCTATCTTCGTACATATCCTTTAGTTTTTGATATTCAGGATGCTTGGTAATATCACCTGTTTTTGAAGTTTTAACTTCCTCTTGCACAGGTTTTTTCACTACATACTTGGCATTTGATACTGGTTTTTGTGAATTTCTGCTCTCAACTTCGTTATCGTGCGATGTTGCTTTTGCTTTTGCCCCTTCACGAAAAGGAGTAAATTCTAATGGCTCTGAGTCATCCATTGAATCAGGAACATTTGTTACACTATCCCATGAATTATTGCCTACAAATTTTTTTGCACTTTTTATATCATTATCTGATATATGCTTTTTAAGTTTTTGAGCCATATATTTATGTAAAGCTTCCATTGAATTTTGGTCGCCAGCTTCTCCACCATAATATCCTTGACCAAAATTGCCTGCTGCTTGATGTGCAAAATGATGATGTAAATAAGCATCCTCTGGATTTTCATGTGACTCATCATCCGCTAATCGTGCAACATGTTCAGGTAATATATTGTACTTACTAATATAATGACGAAGTAATGGGTTTATTTTTTCTCCGGCTGCAAATTTATGTGTTTTAGCATATTCAGTTGCATTTTTTACTTCTTCACGACTATGCCCCTTAAATGGCAATATTTGTCGAGCATCATCAGGATTACGCATAAGTTGATCGTCACGATGGATTTTTACTTTCTCGTATCGTTCCATACCACGTTTGGTAGGTTTTGCGCCTTCCTTTACCATTTGCTTTAATTCATCCAAATGCCTGTCTAGGTGCTTACAAGTGCCACCGTGATACTTACAAGCAGGACACTCGCAAGTCCATTTACCACTGGCTTTATGCTGGCCTATCACATAGTCTTTGCCGCTATCACCTTCAACAACAAATCTATTGGTGTGATTTTTGCCTTCTCCAATCGGATCAATCATTTTGCCATGCGGTTTTATTTTCGGTGAAACCTTGAAGGTTTTTCGAGGTGCAGCTACTTCCTTGACTGGCTCTTGCTTTTCCTTTTCCTTTGGCTTGACGACAAACTTAGGAGCTGGTTCGCCAGCCTCCTCAGCCTTGTTTCTTTGTTTGGTACGTTGTGCTGGATTAGGAACGCCATGCGCCTGAATGATCCTCTCATGTGCTGAATGGACGACTGACTTATGTGCGCTTGCCGGAGCACCACCGTATTTTTTCGCCCAGTCTCCCCAAAACTCAGCTTTACTTTGTCCACCCAAATGTACTTTTTTATGAAATGCTTCAATATCCTCGTGGGTTTCATTCATTGTTTCTTTACTAATATCCTTGGGGTCAAGGTTATGTTGTGCCAGCGCAGCATTGAGGTGTTTCTGGGCTTCAACACGAGTCCATTTGCCACCAGTTTGCTTTTCAAACATGCCTATTTTCCACTTGCGTTTCTCGCCAACCTGAGCTGCTTTAGCCTTAAACAAATTGAATAAAAATTTCATTTCTTCCCCCTACTATTTAAAACTTGAGCAGCCCGTTCAACCACAGCCTTGTGTTCGTCGTCTGGTGCGCCACCGTATTGTTTTGCCCACTTTTTCCAGTATGCTTGAGCGTTACCGCCCTTGTCAGTATGCGATACAAAAGCTTTCAAATCATCCTCAGTCTCTTTAATCACACTAGCGTCTAAATCCGCATATCCTGCTTCACTTAAAACTTTACTTAATGCGGTGGTTAAATCGGATGTTTTTTCAATAGCTGGTTTTTGAACTCCACGATTCTGAACTAATTTATCATGTATCGCATGGGTTTTTTCAGGCTTTTTTGCTGAGTCCAAATTTGGACTGTGTGACTTTTCCTCTTTAGGAGGCAACCTTTTATCGTGCTTGTGTTCAACGTACTGGTCAGGCAAATCAGGATGCTTTTTCTTCACTGATTTTGCATATGCTGCAAAGGCTTCCTCGTCCTTAGCTAAGTGAGTCAGGTGAGCATCCCTCTTACCTTTACCAGCAGCCTTCAAATGCCGCACAGCAGCGTTCCAATGCTTTTTTGCCAGCCCTTTATTCTCGCTTGAGGCATGGTGCGCTGCGTGGCGCAAATGGTGTTCAGCGGCAGCATTATTCTCATCGGCAGTCAGCGGTTCCGTACTTGATGAACTAGGTGCTTGATCTCCATTCTCCGGAGTAATTTTGGTTTTAACTTCCGGTTTTTCCTCAGCTTTTTTTTCAGGAGCTTTACTTGATGGCTTCTTGATAGTTTCCGCTGTGTCGTCACGTTTGCTTACAACAGCATCAGCTTTGGGTTCCTCGCCCATTGTTGCATACATTTTACCGCTGGCTTTCTGGGAGCCGGGAAGTAAGCTAGGCGAATGTTTTTTGTAATTGCTATCACCATACATCGCATGTACTTTTTTGTTTTCTCGCTTTTGATAGTCAAGCACAGCCTTACCAACTTGCTCATATTCAGGCAACAAATCAGCACTTCGGTTATTTCTCATGTTATCAACGCTCATTTTGAACGCTGTAAATCCCGGCACTTCGTCATAGTCCGAGGTAACTTTCATGTTTGAATTATGTCGGCTTGCAAGTCTGGCATACTTAGTTACGTCCAGTGTACGGTCACTGATACCAACATGGATTTTGACAGGCTTATCCTGTCCAAAACGCCATATTCTACCATACGATTGTTCGGTTTCACCCGGAGTCCAGCCAAGGTCATAGCGATACATGCCATTTGCCATCTGCATGTTCACGCCTTCCTTAATTGACTCGTCACAGGCAACAATAATTTGTGGGCCATTTTTGTCCTTGGTATCTAGGAATGGTTCAAGCCCTTCCTTGTGACTTCCATCGTAATAAACGGCCATTTTTTTAAGTTCAGGTGGCAAATTGTCAAATACATGTCTGGCACTGTTGATACGCTTGGTAAACACGATAAATTTACCATTTTTAGGATCAGCGAAATGTTCCTTCATTTTTGCGTATGCGTCTTTGGCCTTCGCTGATACTTCACCGTCGAGGTTCAAAATGGCTTTTAAGGTTTGTGGTCGAAATTTTTGCAAAAACTTCTGAGCCTGTTTTACTGGCTTGGCAAGCTCCGGCCCCTCCTCCTCGCCTTCTTCACCGTCATATCCTTTTTTCCAAGCATCAGGATTGTAGCTGTAGTCAACTCCAGCTTTATCGCAAACATCCTTGAAAGCTTTTACCTTCTTTGAATATTCATTTGGGTGGTCAACGATACCAGTCAGCGTGTTTATGGCATCAATTACCTTGCCAGTGGGGTTTTCCTCATCCTCTTGCTCATCAGGATCACCTTGAAGCTTTCGCAACTCAGCAGCTACCTTGGGATCGGTGTCAGCGAGTTGTTGAATAGCATCCATAGCATCTGTGATGGCTGATTCATTCGCCAAGGCCTGTTTTGGCTCCATGTGAACCACGGAAGTTTTTTCATCACGCTCTGGTAATAAGTGCATCCAATTTGTTCGGCGAATGGAAATGAAACCCTTGGCAAGCAAATCCTCTCGGAGCTGCTTTACGCCTTTGTCGCTCCATGTGTAGCCAGCCTTGGATTTTGTGAAACCGTATTGTTTGGCAAAATCATCGAGGTTCTGAGTACGTCCGGGATATAACCACGACATTTGCCCAACTACGTCAGCAGGGTCTTTGGATATAAATGTACCTGTTGCCAGCCTTTTGTAAGCTGCACCACTGAAATATTGCAATGCAATATGTCGGCCACTATCAGGGTTTTTTACCTTCTGGCAATTATGTACTAGGACACCGTTGATACTGTAGGAAGGGTGACCTGCAACTCCAATATCGTAGTAACGACCCTCTGGGTTTCGTTCATCACTTCCTGATTCGTAAACCTCAACATTGTCCACCCTAAAGCACTCAATACTTCCTTTTTCTTTAAATCTTGCGCTTTCCTTGCGAGTAATTGGTGTGAGTAACCGTCGCACTCCACGCACAGTTTCTTCACTGGAAATGCTAAGTCCGGCTTGTATGCCGCTGCTATCCCCGGCCTCCTCTTGCCAGTAGATATTGCTAAATTCCACACCCAACCATTTCCCAATGCTTCCATTAACAATGCCTCTGGTTTCGTCATTCCCGTTCCATTGCCCATGCGAATTGGAGGTTTGTGACCTATTTTCTTCAATGTCCGAGTCATTTTCATCCGTGTTTTTAAATTGCTCATCGGATTTTTCTCGTTCATCCGTTTTGCAGCCCAAGGCTTTTCCATTCCTAAATGTGCTTCCGATATTTTCCTGCTTACTTCCTCGTTGTACATTTTCTCTCGTATTGATGGTTGAGTCATCCGCCATTTCGCTGAACAGGATGTGCCGCAAAAACGATTCTTGTTCGTTCCTTTCTGAAGATATTTTAGTTGAAATTCCTTCATGCACCATTCGCATCGCTTCACTTGTGTTGACAAGCCAATCTCCCTCAATAATATCCTTTGCCATTACCCAACCACTCGGAGTAAGCCAAGGATGATTCAATGAACATTTTATTTCTTGCCCATTGAATCTTAATCTTATGTGCTTGTCGAGTTGCTTATTGCTAGTGCTTATTACTGGCATTTCTCCACTTGCACTTTTTACCATGTCACCAATTTTAATTTCAGCAATTCGCTTGGTAGTCCCATCAGCCATGTCAATCAAAGTATCTGGATGAAAACACTCATCCAAACTCACAAGGTCAAAATCCCCTCCCGCCAACGCTTGCGCTCGCAAATAATGCTTTGTGGGATCGGGTTCATTCTCAGCACCGTGATTGTGGGAAATAAAGTCATAGCTGGTGGTGAAAATGGTATTTGGTGGAGCATTTTTAATATCCTCAACCAATTTTTCCATGTCTCCCTTGTAATGGTTGTTTACTAAGTCACCATCAATGACAAATACGTTCATTTTGTTGTCGGTATATTCGAGTATTTTCTTAGCATTTTGATGCAGCGTCATGTTTGTAGCAACAATTAAAGGTCGTTTGACCTTACCTTGAGCCATTAAATTTATTGCATCAAATGGTAGAAGTAAACCTTTACCACCGCCCATATCAACGTCAACAATAGCCTTGGTCATCTTGTTAAGTTTAGCAAGCACCTCAGCTTGATGCGGAAACAGCTCAATTTTACTGCTGGTTGAAGGAATATCAGGGCAATCTTGAGGTCGCAGGTGCATTGCTTGCAGGTTTATCATTTCCTGTTTTTCCCAATGCTCCTTAGCAGCCTCACCGTGTTCAGTCGCCATTCTTGCTTCGGCTTTTTCGTGGTAGTCAGCTTCGGGTGAGTTATAAATTGCCTTGTACAATTCAGCATGATCGGACTTGGTAGCAAACTCTGTTGCGCCCTTTTTTTTAAGTTTTTTGAGTTTGGGCTTTATTTCGTTTTCAGTAATCCAGTCTCGCATATCCTTCACTGTTTCAAGCGCAGGTTCCTCACCATTTGCTTTTGCATCTTCTTTGTGATCGTGGAGGTATGATTGCAATACTTTGTTCACATCGTGGCTATCAACTGGATTTGTGCCTTCAAACTCATCACGAGTTTCTGGCCTATATTTCCAGTGTTTCCACATATGCGCTTCGTCGATAGGTGTGGTTTGTCCGAGGTAGTTGTAAATATCCTCGTTCTTCATTTCATCCTGTGGAGTGTGCTTATACGTTTTAAGCTGTCCATTATGAATAACGGACGTATGATGTTCATCAGCAGAAACAAACTTGTTTTTATATGCCGCAGGATTTTGTTCAGCATCTTTTCTGCTATCCCTATATTCATCAATATGAATGATTTTACCATTGGGAAGCTTGCGATAGTGTGCGGTTACTTTGGCTTTTTTAATCCAATCAAACATTCTTACCATTGAAGTAGTCCTTATTCACCTGTAGTTCGCCTTCATTACCAAGCAAAAACATTCCGTTATCAATGCCCTCGTCAATAGCTTCTGAGGAATTAAGCGAAGGTTTGGCAGCTTTAATTTTGTCCAACAAGTAGTCAAAAGCCTCATGTTCCTCTTGACTCATTCCTCCCATGCCGATGCGTAGTCCGAGTGGTGAGGTCATGGAGTCACCTCGATAGTGAAAAGCTCTCGCATGTAAGGCCAAATGAGTATTGCGCCAGTATCAGGGTCACTTACCTCAAAACTCATCATAAAGTAGCCAGCGTCTTGAGTATCAACTGGATGCCATTTATGCCGAATAAGCCCTTTGGTTGCGTCAATAACCTCAGTGATACCTTGCACCACATGTTCAGGCTGGTTACGCCCACAACCGTACATCTTGGCTTTTACGGTCATGCCAGTTAGGTCGATTGGTTCCTCATTGGTTACTGGAGGGCAAGGGTAAAATGATTGTTCCCAAGGAATCGGTCTGCCTGATTTTGTAAGCACCAGCTCAAGCCAAGGTGCAGTAGCTACCCTTCGGATTTGGAACGCAGCAATCATGGTGTAAACCTCTGAATTAGTTTTATATCCACAGCACATATGCCGTTACGGTTAGTGCTAAATGCAAACTCAACGATGTCATTTATCTGTAATGTTTTAAAACCAGCTTGAACAATGCTGTGATAGTGGCAAAATATATCCTTGCCATTATTCAACTCAGTATCGTCAGCCTTGACGAAACCATATCCAAGATTGGCATTAAACCAAACAACTTTTCCACGATACCGTTTGTCACTCTCAGGTTCAGAACGGTGGTTTGCCAAATTCATTTTCTTGTCCTCCTGCGCCAGCTTGACCGCCCTGTTGCTGCTGTTGTTGACCCTGCTGCTGCATTTGCTGTTGTTGCTGTTCTTGTAATTGTTTTTGCTGGTTTGCAGCCTGTATGAATGGATTTGCGATAATGTTACCGCCAGCTTCATCGTCAATTTCTTCCATGCCACACATTTTGCGCTGCTCATTTACAGTGATAAATGTTGCTTTTGATACAGCTAAATCAATAACTTCTTTCTCACTTTTTCCGTAATCCCATTCCATTGTGAGGTCAGGATCAATACGACGTAAAATCGGATCAAAAATGTGAGTCTTGAAGTGATTGAGCGAGGTTTCAAGTCCTTGCTCCTGCGCCATGCTGATTTGAGTTTCTTGGTTTGCACCTTGAAGCGCACCCTTGTTATCGCCAGCCCTCGGAGCTTCGTTGATTTCTGATGGATGCATACTGAATACTGCACAGGCTAAGTTAGTCAGCTTTTGAACATAAAAGTCGAATAACATATCCTTGTGATTTTGTCGTAATTGATGCACAGCTAAGTCTTGAGCATCAGGCAAAGCCAATAAAGGCACCTTGAACATACCGTCGATGCCGCTCATGTTTGCTTGCAGGATATTAGTTAGGTCTACAACGTGTTTATCGTCGTAACTACCCTTCATTGCCAACAATACTTCTGTCATGTTTCCGGTTTGGAAATACTTGAGGTTTGCGCTCATTGCCATAATTTCAGCAAGGATGCAAAAAATTGCTTTCTCAGTCAGTGATCGTGGGTATCCGGCGAACCGAACATCGGTGCTGGGTAAAAATGGAGCAACGATCAATCTGCCAGTTGGGAACGTGCGAACAGGTTTTCCACCCATTAAGTAAATATACTCAGTCTCATCAGTAATATCTATTTGATAATGGTCACTAAGCTGTTGCATGATAGCCTTCATGCCAGTGTAATTTTCTTGCCAACTTGTGTCGGTTGATAAACGAGCTTTTGTGGTCAAATACTTGATTGCCGAAAAGGTTGGGATGACATTTGCACCATCAATAGCACCAAAGGCTCTTGGAGTGCCGTACATATCAAGGCCAAGCTCAATTACTGGCCTATTTATGACTAAATGATCCTCCATTATCTTAGCCATGAAGTCGTCCAAATTAGGCTCAATATCCTGAAAAACTACGCCTTCGTTCCAATACACGTTCCAAGGCGATAGCATCATTTCTTCGGCTTCCCTGCACAGGTTTTTGTAACCGTCAGGAACAGTGAACCCCTCCTCGCCGTGTCGTCTGTGCATCACTCGAAAGCCTACTTCGCCATGAGTTGACTTACGGGCAACCTTGGCAAAGCGTGTGCATTGAAATTGGCGTTTGGACACAATAGCTGCCAGCAGACTCGAGCGTTCGGCAATTTGCCTCAGCAGCGTGAAGCTTACTGTACCTCTGGCACTGTTGGTTCCAGCGTAGCCCTTTTGGTAGCCACCATAGTAACTCGAACCGCCATAAGCTTGTTCGGGCAATCTGGGAGCCGATGGAGTCATACCAAGGGATAAGTATTTTAAAACGTCACCAAAGCCTAACCTTCCCTCGCTACCTTCTCTGGCTCGCTTATCGAGTTCGGCTGGTGTTGGAACTTTTCGATTAACTTCATTTTTAGCCATAGCATTTTCCTCTTCGTCTAACTTAATGATGCTTGTTCCATATTACGTTATTTTTTTTCCTTAGCCATCTGCTGAAACATTGCCTTGTAGTGGGCGATAATATTTGGAGGTGTTCCGGGAGGGAATAAGTTTTCAATCCCTTCATCTGTAATCTTTTCGTAAATAGGTTGATTGATGCTGAGTCCTGTAACCTTAAACTCGCCAGCACTTTTGAAGGCAGCATAGCAATAAACTTCTGCGTGGAAGTAGTGGTCAGGATCACTTACCCAAGTGAACGTATTTCGCGCCTCATCGAAAATTCGAGTAGGTATCTTGAGCAGGTTATAGTAGTCGCCACCGTCAAGGGTGTTCGCATTTGCTGGAAGTATTAAAGTTTGTTCCTGAAAAGCTTTATTTACTCTGTCCATTAGCATTGTACGATCAGCGGATACAATGCGCTTATTGTTATCGACAGCCAGTTCTGTCAAGCCAAATTGGTATCGACATATGTAACCTTTACCATTGAAACGAGCTACTAAATCCTTTGCTTTTCGTGTTTCTGGCATTGCATCGACCACAAATGCTCGAACATTATATCGAGTTACCAGCTCATCTATATCTTCAAACTCAGGAACAGTACCAGCCATAAGCAATTTTAAGGTTCCATCAGGCTGTGGTTCTCTTACGACGACATGTAGGCGTTTACCAACGTCAATACCCATAACACAGGCTGTACCAGTCATGGACATTAAATATCGACGCTTGCATCTGTTCAGTATTTCATCGGTTAGTTTCGCTCCATTAGCAGCATATGTACAACCCAATATCGAGTTGTAAAATACTTGCATTGCAATATCGTCTTCAAGTCCTTTTAGGAACTTTGCCCACATTATTTTTACATTTACATAGGACGACATCATTTGATGGATGTGATAACCGCTGTGTTCTTTGATATGCGGATACTTTGGAACCCACACTGAATAATTGGTGAAACGGTTAAGGTGCTTACTGCATTTTACGCATAAAACACCAATGTCTTGATCGCTACCAATATCCCATTCCTTGTCACGCAGGATGTATTTTTCATCATCAGTTTGAATAACGACGTTCTTAAACCAATCCATTGTTTGCCATT